TAGTTAAGTTGATTTATATCAGCACACCAATATAAATCATCTATAGTATTAAAATTCTCATTTATTAATACTATAGAATCTTTTATATTATCTTCATCTATTTCAGTAACGAATGAAGGATAGTAAACCATTCCAAGATAATATTCAAAAGCAACCATATCTTCTCGACCTTTAACTATATAATAATAAGTCATATTACTTACTAGGATCGAACTCTAATAAATCTTCTAATGTAATAAGCTTACCATCTTTAATTTTAGTAAGCAGATCTATAGAATATTTATAAGTCTTTTGCTTATAAGAATTAAACTCTAACTTAACTGTATTAATTTCTATCTTAAGTTGAGTCTTTTCTATATCTGCTCTTAATAATTGTTCTTCTAATTTTAATTTCTCACTTCTTAAAAGAATATTATTAAAGAACAAGAATGAAAACACTGTACTTATTATGAATATAATTATAAATTCTACCATATTAGTCTTCGTATAAATTATTCTCTTCACTACTCCAGTTCTCCATGTTATCCCACCAAGGATTTCTAAATGGTTCACCGAACATTTCTTCTAGCTCTGCATCAATACATTGCTTATCAGTAGGTAAACCTAAATTATGTTTCATATTCTGTACATCACTGAAATTGAAATATAATTCTACTGGTCTTGCTTGATGCAAGTTAAAACAATTAACTGCTACGAAGAATGATTCTTCACTGATCCAAAACCTTTCATAGTCTGAGCCAGTTTCTATATACACTGCTACATTATTAAGACCTTTTAATCTTTTGCCAGTGAAGGCATCAACATTACCATAATGAAGTTTCATTCCGTTTAATGTCTCTATTGTCATATATTTTAATACGGGTTATCAACCCGCTAGTCTAAAGACTATTAATTAATGCTAATAAATAATTAATATACTTACCTGCCTCACCTTTTGTTTTAGGTTCAGCTTTAATAACTTTGATATTATCAAAGCCACTAATCATGGCTTCAAGTTCTTCTATAGATTCAATTTGCCTATCTGTTATAGGATCATCATACCAGCTCATAGCTTTTTAAATAAGAATATCTTTTTAAATAGATCATCCTTACAATGAAGAACATAGTCATCAAACTTATCATAGAAATTATCAGATTCTTCTCTAGTTCTAATAAGACCCATACCTCTTTCGAATCTATTAAGTTCTTTAGTTATCTTACTATAAAGAATTAATATTCTAATCAAAACTATGACTAGGTATGTTAACAATAAGATAAATAATATTTCTTGTATCATATTTTTAAATGCGAAGATGTCTTCGTTTTCTTAAGTTTATAATCACTATCCTTCTTAAAAATATCTACTAACTCTAGAATAGCTTCAGAGTAAGCAGTCCAATCTTCTAAAGATCCAGTATCAGCTGGGTTATTTAAATAAAAAGTACCATCAGAAGGATTTAAAGTACCTGAAATAGTTATTTTATTAACAACACCATCAAGTCTTTTATATTCTTTTGCATATTGTGTTCATAATAATTCTAATAATAATTTATTATCTAATTCTTTTAAGGTAAGTAGTTTAACTGCATACCAAGGCTTATCTCTGTATCCAAGTACAGCAATTTTCTTATTGATAACTCTAATAAAGAAGAATTTTGAATTAGTACTATAATGTATTGGTACATTATAGTATTTATATATTATCTTCTTAAGAACATTAAACTCTTCTTTATTATTTATTTCAACCCACACATTACACAACTATTCTTTTATAGACTTGCTTACCTTTAAGCTCAGTATTGAAACCATTAGTTTCAAGATATCTTTTTATTATCTCTTCAGCTACATCTAATGGAATAACATGCACTTCATTTTCTATTTTTGCATGTATCTTTATTTCATTATGATAACCTGAAGTAATTCTTATATCTATTTTCATAATCCAAGGCTTTGCTTAGCTATTCTTATTGCTTCATCTCTATTGCTAGCTTCAAATACACTAGTTATTTTTTCTACAAATGGAGATTTTTCTGCATCATCTATATCTAACTGATCAAAGAACCTCTTTACTTGTATGCTTCCATTAATATGTAAGTACCCCCACCACATCATAGAGCTTCAGCATTAGCTTGCTTATTAAGTTCTCGTTGTATCTTAATACATAATTCTTTAAGTTCAATCTCATGCTTTGGTTTGAATACTAAACATATCTCATTACTTCGTATCTCTTTAGCCTCTAATTTATGTTTAACATTCTCAAAAGCTTTCTTCCAAGTTTCCACTTCACGAAACAATTCTGTCTTCTCCCGGTTAATCCATTCGTAATTAAACTTTATCTCATGTAAAGTTTCAATCACTTCGCTCTTAATAAGATTGTAGTTCTCGTCTAAGGTATTCTCTACTAAGTAGAGTCCACCATATATCATTCTCAAACTACCTCTTTGTATCTCGAATTTTATTTTTCTACTAACCATACTAATACTGGTTATCAACCAGTTGAGCTATGCTCATTAATTAATTATAGAGAAGAAGCCCTCCTCGCTGAGGGGGGGAGGGCTTCGGAGCGCTCATATTGTTTCCAATAATAAGTAAGCATCAAGATCATCTAAGTTAATTATATCAGGCGACTCTATTATTGAATTCGGATGCATCCAAAAATACTTAAATGATATAGAGATAACTATGGTTAACGGAAATATAATAGATGTATTTGTTTCTAAGTTTCTTATTTCAAAACCATACTTATTTAATATATCCATAGCATTCTTATATTGCACTTCATCTTTTATTATTACAAAAATCATAATAATTCTATTATTAAATAGCTTTCTAATTCACTCACAGAAATATTACCATAAGAAATATGCTCTTCAACATTATCTTCACAAGCATCCTTATTCAACCATCTAGGTTCAGACTGCTCTAAGATAATGCTAATTACATAATGTCCTTTATTATTTATTATGCTATCACATTTCTTATTGTATTTCTTAAGAAGCTTTTGCACATATGCAAAATCTTCTTGTGTATATATTAATACATTTATAGACTTCATATGATCCTATCTCTTTTCATTTTAATAAGCGCTGTATTAGCAGCGATGATATTAACTTCGTCTTCTGTAAGATTGTCGGCCATATCTAAGAAGCTCTTTAAGCTATGATCTATGTTGTGAAACCACCACTCTTCTACAGTCCCGTCTGCTTTATGAGTCTCCATCCTCATTAGGTAATCTATTCTTCATATATAATCCTAGTTCTCTACTAGGCAGAGCGTTAGCTCTTTATTTTATTATTGTTGTATCACCACTATACAGCGGGAAGACCAAGATACAACACATTGGCACCATTAGTTGCAGTATATCTATCGTAGATGGACCCAACACTTACTAACGCGGAAACAAAAAAAAGGAGAGAGGCCGAAGCCCCTCCCCTCTCTGCGACTAGTCATCTTCTGACTGATCGAAAGCATTCTCAAGACTAACTCCTTTCTTAGGAACCATCTTTAGAAAGCCTATCTTTTTGTCACCAGAATTAAACTCAACTGGTTTCTTTAACTCGATCACATTAAAGAAGAACTGGTCAACATTATAAAGATTCTTGATGGCCTTAAACTTGCCATCTTTTTCATCTTTAACTGTTAACTGTAATGATTGGAAAGTGTTTCCATTATTACCTTTTTTCTGGATAATGGAACCAATAATGATTCCGTTATCTTCGTACTCTTTAGTTTCGATTGCTTTAACTGCTGATATTTTTTTAAACATATTATTTTAAATAATTAATTTATAACAACTACTATGTATTTATATTGTCGACACATATTCAAAAGAATATATATTAAATACACTTTAGTGATTAATCATAGTCTATCTATCGTAGATGGACACAGTGCAGCCCTTCCCCTAATAAAAAAAAGGAGGAGACAAAGCTCCTCCAATTCTTTTATAAAGCTAATATCAACCGTAGGATAGGCAAGTCTATACCTTCGTTGATGTAGCTGATCCATTCAATATGACTAGCATGAATACTACTACTCATAAAAGGATCCATAACTATCTTAAATACAATACAACCTTATTAAGGTAGGAGTTTCTAGGTAACTTAGTTCTATTATGACAGAACTCTAGGAGATCTATCATATCAGAATAACTCCTAACATTAACATAGTAAACTTCTTCAAAAGGATTCATGTGTTATTCATAGTAATCTTTATTATGCTTACATGGATTACTCTTATAACCTATAGAACCTTTGGGTAAGGCAGCTCTAGGATCACCTTTAGTGAACCTATATACCTTACCCTTCTTAAGATTAAGACATGTCTTATTCTCCTTAGCTTGTTGACCCTTAAGTTTTCTATACCAAGCAGGAGATATGCCACGCTTAACAGGTAATCCATAGGCTTCTTTATATTCCCTAGCAGTCATATTATGTACAAGTCTAACATGAGTACAAACTTGTACATACCAACCACCACAAATAGCACACTGTTTCTTATCAGGAGAGGGCACACTAGCTAACTGCGCCCTCTTCTTTCTATTCCATTCAACAGTATTGTTCTGGAACTTCTTGCTATTAAACTTGTTCCTACATTTCTTAGAACAATATTTAACATAACCTTTAGGAACATCCGCTCCACAAACTATGCACTTCATATTTATTTATTATTAAATCTTTTTAATAAGTCTTTATTAGGACGACCTTTACAATTGAAGCATCGGATTAACCAACGCCCTTTATAATTCTTGCCGGTAAACTTTTCTCTAATGTGTTTAGGTAAACTACCAACAGCTTGAAAGTCTCCTTTACCAGCTTCAACTTTCTTACCACACCAATCACAAACACCGGGATATTTTATAAGCATTTTAATTATATATTATTAATCTTTCCAAAGCCATGCTTGACGATTCCAATAGTCATCGTCAATATATACACAGTTCTTAACCTTAGGAATCAAGCGTTGAATCTCAGCGCTCGCCTCCTCAATAGTTAAGCTCTCAATAAAATCTTTCTTCTTACTGATTTCCTCGGGAGGAACACAGTAACCCTTAAGCCATGCATACATTTTAGCTATGGCTTTCTTTTGTTTATCTGTTGCTTTCATGTTTAATCTATTCCGAAGAAATCGTCCTGACATTTCTGACATAAGCCAGAGATCTTAAATTCCTTAAGACTAATCTCATTACGAAATTCTTCTTTATTTATTTCTTTACTACAAAAAGGACATCGACCTTGATCAATCCTCTCTACTTCTACAGGGAAAAGTTCTCTGATAACAGGATACTTCTCCTTTATGTTTTTAATTTTTTCTTTTGTTTCTTTCTTCATAATATTTATTTATATTATTAATTTATAATACCCAAGAAATTCCTTCTGGGTAATGACGCTTAACATATCCATTAATCCTATGCTTAAAGATATGATAAGCATGACCATGGTGATCACATTCTATGATACCAAAATCGTCTTGTGCTAAACCAAACATGAACTCATGTTGTGGTACAGCAACACTTATAAGTACAGGGTGTCGAAGTAAGACAGCATCTCTAAGATGCCGCTTAACCCTGTATGCTTTATAAGTTTTATAATCGCGCTCTCTAAGATCACGCTTAAGTTGTATAAGATCTTCTCTCATCTGCTTATCAGATGGGTCGAAGATAAGATGCGCTTCTAATTCAGCGATCTCTATCTTTAATTCTTCTTTAGTATATAACATAATTAGTTTTCATTAAAAAATTCTAAGTTACTTTCTAATGCAAACTCACGGAGGTGATCATTATGATCTACTTCCTCTAAATAAAACTCAACATCTAATAAGATGCGAGCTTTAATATAATCAATTGATACATCATTATTCGTATTGATTATATCGAACTGCCTAACATGCAGATCAAACACTCTAAAAAGTTCTTTTATCTGCTCTAAAGCCTCATACATATTAAGCTTTATAGCCTCATCTTTATTCTTTGTAAGCTCTGGCAAACTTGCCTCTATGACTTCATCAGTAAATGGATTGAAGTCTTTTTCTATTTTCATCTTTGCAAGATATTCTCCTGCAATTTTAACGATAAAACATTTATCTGTTTTATCAGGAGTAATAATACCCCTCCTAATTAAATCCGCAGGTGAATCTACAAACTCATTATTGTAATAATCACCTATCTCTTTACCTAATCTAGGTAAATCTTTCAATAATATATATTTGTTCTTCATAATCTTATTTTTATATTTATTATCTTCAAGCTCTTTTAACTGAGCCTGAAGTGCTATTATATCCTCATGTAAATCCTGATCAGTAGGATCAAAAGCATAATGATCCTCCATCTCAGCTAACTCTATTTTTAATTCTTCGATTTTATTTTTCATAATCATTTTAGGATTACTTTTATAATACCAGTTCTCTACTGGCTAGGCATAAAGCCTTTATTTAATTATTGAGCAGTTCTTTAATGTCTGCTGCTCAAAAGACAGATCACTAGAAAGGAAGATCCTTTATATCGTCTTCATTTCCTTCAAACTCTTCAAGCATCTCTACAAACTCTTCTAGCTTTCCATCCTTATTAGGAACAAAAAGCTTTCCATCTTCTTCAACAAAGCAAGATATGGAAGGATTAGATTCCTTTTCCATATCAGACAATAACTTAGCGATACGTTCTAAGTTATTAATATATCGTTCTCGATTAACGTTAAGCGCTTCTTGTTCAAGACGCTCTGTAATATAATCAAGAGCAAAGATTTCTCTATTATCTTGCTTAATCTGCTCATTAGTTCTATTATCTTCTAAAGATTTTATAATTTCGTTTGTCATATATTTATTTATATTAACTTATTATATGAAGCATTAGTTAAAGGCCAATGCTTCAAATGCCTATCTACTATTTAGTGAAGTCTATATTAACTTCACTATCAACTAGCTCAATGATTTCTCTTTCGAGAAAATCAATACCATGCTCTTCACGAGCAAGGTAATTACCATTGAGTTCGTCACGCTCAATAGCAACCTCTCTCCTCTGATAGTCCTCAAGGAGAGAGTTTAATTTCTCACTAGAAGATTTAAATCCTCTATGAGATAAGCTTATAATAAACTCCAATGCCTCATACCATAGGCATGGAGTTACTTCTCTATCATTATCTAACATTAGATAATGATCTTCTCTAAAACTCAAGCTAAATCTTTCTTTTGACATATTCTTTTTATATTACTTTAATTATTGAGCAGTTCTTTAACGTCTACTGCTCAAAAGACAATAAGCTATTCTACTATAATGCCATTAGCCTCTAGCTTATCAGCCATAGCTTCTAGCATTTCTTTCTTATTGTCGACCTTAACATTATTTTTCATTGCGTAATACCTATCACGCAATTGATAAAGAGGCTCTAATTCTTTAGCCTCTTTCTTTTCTTGTACTCTTGACCAAGCTAATCTAGCTTGATTAAAAGCACTATTAATATTTTTATCTACTAACATAATTTATACCAGTATTCCTCTGGCTAGACCTTCAGGTCCCTATTTATAATTGAGCGGTTCTTTAACGTCTGCCGCTCTAAAGACAGGATACTATTCCTTTTCAAAATCCCTTAATAAGGATGCTATTTTTTCTAATCTCTCCAGATACTCCTCCTTATTTGGATTAAGCGCCTCTTGCTCAAGACGCTCTGTAATATAATCAAGAGCAAAGATTTCTCTATTATCTTGTTTAATCTGCTCATCACTTCTATTGTCTTCTAACTTATTTATTTTTATTGTCATAATATGTGAAGAGACGAAGATATCTTCGTCTCTAATTAATTTAATAATAGCTATTGAGTAATAGAGCTAGCTACACTCCACCGAATGCCTCATAAGACTAGTAAACTTTAGTCTTTATAAAGGTATTAGTCGGTCTAACAACTATGTAAAACATAGCTGTATCTATCTTAACACCGCTCTCATTCCTAACGATAAGAACTTTCTCGGTATTAAGAAGCTCTATCAGCTCTTCTTGAAGTTGAATATAGTCAATATGACCTGACTGATACTCATTAATCCAAGCTGATACAAGCTTTAGATCAACAAAGAACATCTCTTTATCAATTATTTATAATAAAAAATAGCATCGACCAGTTGCTATTCACTTTCTTTTTTATAGGTGTAGTTTAACCTACAAACTAAACTATCTTGAAAAATATCCTAAAGACATTTGATGTCTTTAGTTCTTTCTTAAAGACCCTATAAAGGTCTTTAGGCCTATACACCGAAGTGTATAGACTGATATTGCCTACGTAATCTGGTCGATTACTCACGACAGTAATCTGGATATTTAATCCAGATCCTTTAGGAACCTCGCGATAGTTCCTTCTAATAAAGTTGTCTATGTCAGTGATGTCCCTTATAGGAACATCTCTAATATCTACTTCGAAGCCATAAACTTCGAAGATTTTAAAACTATTTATTGAATGATTGGTAAACGTTTTAACGTTTACCAAAAATTGGTTTAGCTCTTTATAGCTAAACCTTAAAGCACCCTCTGGGGAATCATTCCCCAGAGAGATACAATAATCTTTGAAGCAATTATCCTCAAAGATTAATTTTTCATTAACAACCCATTGGTTGTTAATATTGATAATAAAAAATTTGTTTTGCATTTTTCTTTAAAGAAACGAAGATATTTTCGCCTCTTATTAATTTATTTATAAAGAAGCTAGCCTCACTTGCGAGTAAGGCCGCCTCTAATATACATTTTAAATCGACATAGAGTATGTACAACTCTATTATATTTATAATCAACAGCTTAAGCCTGTTAATCTTTTGAAAGCCTATATCTTATAAAGAATATATCTTTCACTAGCCTATTAGGTAACCCCAAAGGGGAGGCACATCTCAATAGAAGCGTTGACTTATATTAAGTTTTATTTAAAAGGATATTAAATATCCTAATGCCCTTAAAAAGGGTAGACCTCAACGGGTCAAAGAGCAATAAGTCCTAGTAACAATTTCACTAGGACCTTTTGAAGACCTGCAAGTTGAATCTTCTTTCTATTCTCTTGCAGGTCTTCCTGCTTCCATTCACATCTCCATTCCACTCAATATGAGTGAACTGGAAATGCTTCTCTAGCTTTGGAGAATACTCTCCAAAGCTATGAAAGCTTATCTGACCTTGGGGGGTCTCAAAATAAATAATGAGACTCCCTCCAAAGTCGATAGTTCTTTCTATGTAAAAGAAACAATTGCTAGGAATATTAGCAATCGCCTCTTTTATATATTTATCCTTGAGAGAGTAACCTAACTCAAGGCACTTAACTCCATTATTTCTAACAGAGTTAAGGTCTTTGCCCGCATCACTACAAGCTTGCGCTCTAAGTAATGCAGAATAAAAAGAAATAATTTTCACTTTTTATATTTTATATTTATTATTAAGACGGCCTTCGACCAACTAAGGCCGCCTCTATCTATTTACTAGGCACCCATACAAATGGGATACCTATAGTAACAATACTTAGTACAAGACTAAGTATCATTACTACTAAGCAGTAACGAAGATATCTTCGCCTCTGCCTAGCTTCTCTCTGTCCTCTATAATCAGGACAAAGAACTTTAGAGAGCCTCGCGGCCCTCTTCTTTATACTTTTATATGTCTCCATATAATTATATATTAATTAATAATAGCTTATATGGACTCGACTAAGTCCTAAGCCCAGCTCTTTTGTTTAGGTGTCTGTTAACCTACGGTATAACCACTATATAACAAGATATAGAAGCGCCTATAAAAACCCCTCTATATTCTTACTATTATTAAGCCCTAAAAAGCCCTCTAATCAACAAAAAACCCTCTAAATAGAAGGTTCTTATATATATAATATACTATACAGTACATACATATATAGAATATATAGGTTATATAGCTATTCAGTTATATTTTCTGTCCAGTTTCTGTCCAGTTTCTGTCCAGTTTCTGTCCAGTTTCTGTCCAGTTTCTGTCCAGTTAGTCCACTAACGTACGCACACATAACGCCAAGGCTAAAACGTTGATAAATCAACATAAATGGCACTAACCTTACTACTTACAAAGCCTTATTTCTTGGGATTTTCATCCCACAAACTACTGATCAAGCTTCCGCCTGACTGCATCTTACTATATATATAGGTGAACATTATACATATACCTATATATATACATATATATATAATCATATTATTAGAGGCGGCTTAGGAAAGACTAGAGCGGGCTAACACCCTATTAGTACTGCATACTTCCGAGTACTTAAAAGGCCTGTTTATGTTGATAACTCAACGTTCCCGGCTCTTTACTCTAAACTTAGCCGCTATTATTTTTATTATTAAGATATAAAGAACGATCTAAGCCGCTCTATTAATATATCTTTTTATTAAGACAAAAAATTACTGATATGTATCAGCCTCTTCTACTAACTATTAAGTTATATATACATAGATACAAATGTTATCCAAAGTGGGGATCCATTCCTAGACGTCTATATATATATAAATACTAGAAGCGAAATTGATAACTATATTACATATCACTAGCCCCTATTCCGGTGACCAATTGCGGGCGTTTCGGTAAGCATTGTGATTACTATAACGAAGATATCTTCGTCTCTTCATATTTATTACTTAAATAATAATAGAAGATAAATCTTCTGTCAAGGACTTATGCTCCGACTAAAGCATAGTCCTTGGGCGCTCTCCTAATAACTAAGTATAGTTACTAAGATATATATATTAAGTACTAGTATACATACTAAGAAGATCTTATCTGATCTGTTCTTAGCAATACATAGACTAAATATATTGCCGGCTATTAGTATGATTACTAATATCAGCACCATCATATATGGTGTCATAGTCTTTATATTAATTAATTATATCTATCTTATCGACTAAGTAAGATAGGCTGGATAAGGAACGTAGCTACTACGACAAGTAGTAGTAACTATCCTTATCTCATTCCCCCCAAGGGGGTATATATATAAGTATAGTATGGTATTTGCACGAAGAAGTGTTGGGGTATATATATTGTTATAGTATGGTATTTGCACGAAGAAGTGTATGGTATCCGCACATATATGAGTACATATATGAGTACATATATCCGGCACGAAGAAGTGTATGGTATCCGCACATATATGAGTACATATAGGGTATATATATAAGTATAGTATGGTATCCCCGCGCCTAAGTAAGTATAATACCACCAACTAAAACTAACAACACACCCAACCAACATGAAGTATTCCGCCTAATTCGCCAAATCATCACAACAAAGCGATGAACTAGTAACTTCATCACAACCGGATATACCCCACCGTCGCCCTACAACGAAAGGACGTACAACTAAATGCACGTCCCAATCAGCTGCGCTTCGCGCCTAGCTCATGCGCCTCTATCAACCTCTTCTTTTCTTTATAAAGATCTATTATCCTAGTATAATCACTATACCTGGTATACCTCACAGATCGTGTTAGTAAGTAACATATTAGGATTCATTCTGCGCTTTAATCATTTACGTTCCGCTCTTTCTCTTACAGAGAAGATCTTGCGTGTTAGTCATTTAACGTTCCGCGTTTTATTCTTCTTCGAATAAGATCATTACTTGTAGGTATCCTTTCACCATACGTATTTCGTATGGGGAGTAGTATTCGCCTGTGTGTTTATTCTTTAAAGGCTCTCTTTCTTCTAGGACGTGTTTGACTGGAAACTCCCCTGCGATCAGGTCTCCTGATGGTTCCCATCCATCCTTTATCATATTATTTATCGTAATGTTTAATTGCGTGATTGTCTTACATAAGACTGCTCTATATTCTTTTATCATATTATTCATCAGAGGCTGGATCGTTATACTCCACCACGCCCATTAGTTTATATCTTTTATCTTGTTTCGTTATATTCTCCCATCCTTTTCGTATTTCTTCCTCAGACATACCTACATAGTTCTGGTACTTATTACGCCCATTCTTAGTAAACCATACGCTATATACTTTATTGGCGTTTGGATTATTCTCCTTATATGTTCTATTAGTTAAAGATTCGTCGTTTATCATTTATTTATTCTTATTGATAATTCATATAATACTTGAGCGGCGATGAATTCGCCATAACTCTTCTTTATATTCTCTAATGATTCATCTAAATTCATACCTTTCTTTAAACAGAATCTTAATCTTTCTAGAGCGCGGCATGTCTTCTTGAAATATTCTTCTCCTCTATAAATCTTATTATCCATTAATGTATTTCTTTTAGAGCGGCTAGATTAGCTTCGCCTTCCGCCCTACTATTAATTGCTTCTTTAATATTCTCCCCTTGTTTCCATGGAGCTAATTCTTTTAATAGTCTGTTCTCTATAACGAATTCACTGTATTGATTCCATACATCGCCATGATCTCTATCCTTTAAGATGATTACTTTAGAGCGGCTATTTACCGAACTCCTTACTCTATGTACTGCTAATACTTTATCTGACTCTTGTACTATGAAAGAACTATCACGCAGAGATCCCATGTCTGGTTCTTCTGAAGCTTTAGGCTGCTTGGTATGGGCGACTAAGAAAATAACTAGTTCTTTTTCTACAGCTAATACTTTAAGAGCCCTTAACATATTACCTATATCTAAAGATGTATTCTTACTAGTGAATAAATCTAATAGATAGTGGAGGTGATCTATCATAATAATCTTTACTCCATACTTTAAGGTAGCTTCTGTTACCCTTTCTTTGAACCACTCTAAGTCATATGGCTTATTCGCTAGAGGTAGATAAAATAGTGGGAGCTCTACATCTTCGAATTTTCTAAAGAATTGAGCTGGTGTATTCTCGTATGAGAACCATAGAATCGGGACTTTAGCCATATTTCTCGTAAGGGCATGTAGTAAACTCGAGTTGTGTGTTACTGTAAAATCATCTAATAAGTATCTATGGTTTCCATCTAATTCAAAGCCATAATAGTTTCCTTTACCTAAGTTTTCTATAGTTATACCATAATGTAAGACGTTTTTTATTTGCCTTCTTTTAGGTATCTTCTTAATTAAAACAGGTAGTATAGATAAATCACCAGATATACTAATCCTATAATAATCTTTAGTATATCCTTTTACTTTCTTTATAGAGATGTTTACTGCAAATCCTAAAGATCTTGCTATAAAAACTATATCTTTAGCTAGTGATTTATAAGCAGAAACTATTTCGTAACAATTATTATTAATATAACCACCTGTATCTATAAGTCCAGCTAATATCTTTAACCTATTTTCTCTAGAGTTTATCTTATATATATCTGGAATATGCTTATTATTTAAGACGTTTAATTCATTAAGATACTCCTTAAAAGACTTTGATGAATCGAAACAGGTCTTACACCTCTTATCTTTTGGTTTATTAATTCTCTTTCTTACTAAGGAATATGTATCTTCTTTATAGGTACTTATATTTAAGTTTAGAGCGGTATTATATATATATTCTATTAGATCTTTCTTTCTTGTTGTTATCTCTGGCTTAGAACAAGTACCATCTCCTAACCATAACCCTAATAGATATGGATCTAATGGAACCTCTCTTTCCTTAAATTCTACAGTAGCTCTATATCCCTTATGCATATCTTGATATCCTTTTGGTTTATTAAGAAAGTCTTTTACGGATATATCTATATATTTATGACCGCCATAAGATGTACCAGAAGAGTTATATAAACTAAGAATATGCTCACTGTTAACTATATACGAATTACCTTTTACTCCATTTACTTTATAAAGCTGATCTACTCCTCTGCATAAAGATAATACCTTTCTTGGGGTAGAGTCATCACCCATAACCATATCCCCAATAACAATATCTTCTACTTTCTTTATAGAGCCATCATACATAAGTATCTCTGTCCCTTTTCCATGACACTTACCATTACCGGAGTATCCTGTTACTGTTATTAAGTTTCCTGGTTCGAACTGTCCTATCTTACTTCCTAAATAAGGAAATCCGCAATCGTATCCATTAACTACAATCTTACCTTTCTTATTAAGATCAGATTGTAGTTCAGTAGATGATACTACTCTATACTCACCATCATAAGAGGCTAATTCCCTTTCTCTTTCCAGAGCCTCTTTAGCTGACAGTATTAGACCGGACTCTTCTAAATAATTGTCACTCATAATCTCTTTATTAAGTCTTGCATATTAGTTACTATTATATCTATTATGTATCTTTCCGGAACTGCATCTATTCGTTTATTCCTCTTTATTTCATAGACCCAAGTTGCTTGTTCGCTAAACGGACCATCGTTTTCATACGACGCTCCAACTATTAATCCTTGATACAACTTAGCATTTACGTTATATGTTACTACTGTACCAACCATATAATTGGGAGCTGGCTTATGTTTTGATTGTTCTTTAACCATCCGGTCTAAGACACTATTAGAGTTAAATAAGGTAGCCTCACTCTTCTTCAGAAACATATGATCAATCTGAAGTTTTAACTTATCCATTTCATCGCTCATAAGTCTTTTATTAATGCTTGATTATCTACTTCAATCAACTCCTTTATATCTTTTTCTAACACCTTTGTATTATTGATTATATATATCCACATATTGTTTATAAAGGAGGCGGACATTACAAGACCTAAACTATAGCAACGACTACTATCATCCCAGTAAGTAACTTGTGTACCTATCTTCCATTGAGGAGTCTTATAAGTATCTCTTCCAGGATCGTAAGACGTACCAAGATTCACTGCTTTATAAGTATTCTCCATATATGGCTTATCGCTATAATAAACTCTTTCAGGGTCATAACTAGTAAGTCCTCCAGTATTATTTGTATTGATTATTCTTCTTTCATTCATAGTTTGTATATTAAAGTTATGTATATTAACATGAGATATGTCATTAGCATGTTGATGCCCATCTTTATATCTCCACTCATACTAAACATTACTAACTGTACTACCCATATAAAGAATAATACAATTATGAATATTACTGATATTATGTCTTTCTTCATAAGCTTATTTTATAATTCTTCTACTAATAGTTCTGTTGATGTAAGTGGCGCTCTTATAGATATTATATCATCACGATATACCCTATGATAAGCTGCCGCTCCACCTACTCCTTCTAATATTACGAACACACAATTTTATAAATCAGCAGCTACTACTAATGCTGTATAATTACATCCTTCATAGTAAGTAGAAAGAGGTCGTATGTTTATAGAAGTAATATCATATAAAGAGGTTCTATTGAATCTAAACTCTATTATGCATCCAATTAATTTATCCATTGATATCTTGTTAAGATCCATACTTCCTTTTGTAATCCTTATACTTATTATAACTAGCTGTACATAAGCAGGTCTTAATATCGGAACCTAGTACTTCATACAGATCTCCTTGAAGATACCATTCTATCCAGGCCTTAATCTCGTCAGGGTTACTGAACTTGAGGCAGTCATTAACTAACCGAAGAGCAACAGGTAACTGAATGACAGGACAATACCCGGCATGATACTCTTTACTTTTCCTTATAAAGAAACCAATGATATCTTTCTTAATCGTAATATTAGGATCCGTCTTTACTTCCTTTTTCCTAAGACTTTTTATTTCTTCTTCTAATGGAATATATTCTGGTTCCACACAAGCCGGAGCCGCAGGCGAAGGCTCTAGTATATTATTTTTATTATTATCTTTACTATTATGTAGACATTTTTGTCTATCCTCTATGACATTTTTGTCACCCCCCCCTGACATTTTTGTCATACCCCCTCTATCTAAAATGTATATTTTTCTTTTATTATATCCTTCTACTTCAGAAGATACATACCCTTTATCTACTAGTGATGATATCCATCTGCTAACAGTTCTTTCATCTGTGCCATATAGTTCAGCGAAGTAACTATTAGATGCCCAACAATATCCTTCTTTATTTGTAAGACTAGTTATCTCCGCATATAATAATTTTGCTGATGACGATAACTCTTTATCATACCTTACATTTGCTGGTATGATCGCAAAATAATTAGGTGTTTCCATTGTTTATTATTTATTATTATTTATTATTATTTATACAAAAAACGGCCCGTATATTAGCCACCTGGACAGGTTGTATCCGAAGATACTATACGAACCGTTCTTTGTTAAAATATTTAGTTATGTCCATTGGCTAAATATCTTATCTATTATATAGCACCTAATAGGATAAAAGTCAAGTACCCCTAACAAAAAAAGCAGATCTTATATCACCCCCGAACGAGAAGGTTAATGCGTTGTAGACGGACGCATAGTAAATATAACCCTGCTTTTGTCTTAATTATAATTCACAACTATATCAGTCGTCAACTGCGAGATGTCTTCTTTGAACAACACTTTCTTACGAAGATGTCTTCGTGTGGATAACTTAATTGGCAGATAAGCTCAGTATGTCATACTTAAATCATATGAAAATAGCAGATTTATTCTTTGTAGTAATAGTTATCTTTATAGTAATATATACCTATATAGAAGAGGTCTTATCTTGATGTGGTGGCTGTAGGTAACGCTCCTACTAAGTCCGAAGACGTCTGATTTACAGTCAGGTCCATTATCTTATCTGGCAAGCCACCAGGTTTGTTTTGTTTCGAGACTTGGATTCGAACCAAGATTAAGAGCTTCAAAGGCTCTGGTCCTGCCGATTAGACGATCTTGAAATATAAATGTGGGAGGGTATGGCTTCGAGCCACCTAAACGTTATTCTTTCGGATATATCTTAAGTATAATCCGCTTACCTTACGTTCACTGACACTAGAAGCTTACTATATAAGAGCTTAAGATTATTAGCAAATCCAATGTCGACTTGTTCTGTGCAAGTTCACTCCCCCCCAAGAAATGCCACTAATGTGGCTTACAACTTACTACCTTCTACTTCCTTAACATTAATATACTTCGCACCTTTCTTCTTGTTATAAGGATTAGTAGTAGGTATATCTAACTTCTCAAATACCAACTGACAGATTTTCATCTTAGGATATAGAGCGATTGGTTTGATTCCTACATTGCTCATTTCTAATACGATCTTACCTTTGAATCCTGGGTCTATATGTCCAGCTGTAGAGTGAATAGCTAATCCTAATCTTCCTAAGCTAGATCTACCATCTATCCTAGCAGCAATATCATTAGGTAACTCAACCTCTTCATTAGTAGCGCCTAGAATGAATTGACCTGGTTGCAGTATGATCTGCTCTTCATCAGTAAACTCTATCCTACTTAAGGTACAGGTCTTCTCTACATTCTTAGTATCAATAACCTTATTATCTTTTATATAGTATAGTACTACATTATCGAGAGAAAGATCTAAAGAGGCAGATCCGATAGACTCCTTGTCGAATGGTTTTATTACGATACTCTTATCTTTGATTGCTACTTCTATTGATTTGTCTGAAAGAATCATACTTAATTGTGTTAATTAATTTAGTTATATATTTAACTTTATACTTACAACTTCGAACTGATATTCAGGAAACTGCTCATCCATACGTTTCTTGAACTCTAGCTTCCTTTCTTCTGACATCCACGCAGAAATATTCTCAGGACTAGTATCTCCAAGCTCTATATCTATAGTCCACTCATCTATTATAACCCTTTTACATGAATCGTCTATCGCTCTAATAAGCTGATCCATTACTCTCTTGCTTAGATTAACTACTACTTCTATATGCATATTGTTTGTTTGTTTTAAATAATACCCATAACACAGGAGGAGTACTCGCCAGCTGTATTACGTCCTAGTATTCTAGGAGACAGGATTCGAACCTGTGTTTCCTCCTACGTTATAGGTACTATCCTTGTGTCTAAGTTCTGAATCGAACAGAGATATGACGATTTTCAGTCGCCCACCGTGACCAACTTGGTTACTTAGACAAGTGCTAAGAGAGGGATTTGCACCCTACACGTCTTTCGACATATACCCCACCATGGGTATACGCGTCTACTATTTCCGCCACCTTAGCTATATACCTTCGTCTAGTTAATTAAACTTGAGATACCGATCATTATTCCAGCAAGAACAATTGCGATAATGTATAATGCAAAGATCAATATTATCCATCTCCACATAATTCCCCATACTAACTTAAAGTCTACCTCCACCCTAACTTTCTGTGGCTCTTGCTTGTTATTACATTCACATGGTTGGCCTGGCATATTATTTAACTTCATACCAATCATCTGCTAATAAGCAAGTCTGACTTGCTGACCATGGAACCATGATCTTGTCTGCTGTATACATGTACAGATAAGGTGCTCCCATTTTACTTTTCTTATCTGGAGTCTGGAGAGCAATGTACATACCTTGCCCATTCCATCCTTTTCTTGCAGTCTTATAACCTTCTTTTGTTTTAAGTCTCTTTAATGCTTCTGAAAAACTCATATTATTTTATATTAAATTATTAATCTTTCCATGTTAATGCTTTAACCATCCACATTTGAGCTGACTGCAATTCTGTAATTGCAATACTTGCTATAGTCTACCTCTTTCATGTGGTGGAAGCCCCTCTCTTAATTCATGCATTTGATTAATAGCATTGGCCATAATCTTCTTTGCTTTATCTACCTCTGGATTATTACCAGGATTAAATGTTAATCCTACTGCTCTTTCTCCAAAAGTTAATTCTCTTGGAGGAGTGGTTAGTTCTTCTAACATGTTTTTATTCTTTATTATTAATATTTACTACTAAACTTTCTGTTGTTAATAAGATTCCGGACACAGAGATCGCACTTTCTACTGCCATTCGTGTAACTTTAACTGGATCTATGATTCCTTTTTCTATAAAGTTTTCATATTGCAATGTAAGTGCATTAAACCCCACATCTTTATCCTGTTTTTCTAGATAACTGATCACTTCATCTGCACTAACTCCAGCATTTTCACATATTTTTCTTATAGGAGTCTCTAGTGCTGTGGCTAAAAGTCTAAATCCTTCACCTTTTTCCCCAGATTCTGCTAGTTTATCCACGTGTCTTGCACAATCTAGTAGTGTAATACCACCTCCAGGTACAACTCCTTCGGCTAATGAGGCCTTAGTTGCGGCTAATGCATCATCTACCTTATGCCTTATAGCTATTTGCTCTACTTGAGTAGCTCCTCCGACCTTTATAACTCCAACTTTACCTCTTAATCTACCAATCCTTTGCTTCATTTCTTGTCCGGCTATGGTAATTTGTAGTTTTTTATCGTTGTTATATACAGTTTCAAGCTCCTTTATCCTATTTTCAATAGCGTCCTTGTTGCCTTGGCCGTCTATAATTGTGGTAGTATCACTAGTAACTATGATTCTTTTAGCTTTTCCGAAGTTTTCTACGTCTACTACTTTAGATAAAGAGATTCCATTCGCCTCTGATAGTAACTTTCCACCTGTAAGTATAGCAATATCATCAAGTACATCGTTTCTATTCTTTCCCATAGTAGGATTCTTGACTAACACTATCTTAAATCCATTCTTTTGGTTGTTTAATATGGTGGTTGCTATCACTTCTTCTGTTGCATCGTGACACATTACTAAAACTTTATTGCAATTGTTCGCGATACATGCTTGAAGCGCCTTAGAAATCTCTTGGAATTCATTTATCTTCTTATCTATCACCAAAACATATGCATCTATAAGTTCTGCTGTCATATCTTCTATAGAAGTTACGAAATATGGTGACATATACCCTCGATTAAACTGAAATCCTTCTAATGTATCAGTGGTTGTCTCAGTAAATGGTGAGTCTTCTACTGTAATTACACCATCCTTACCAACTTCCTTGATAATATTAGCGATAATGGTACCAAGTTCCCTGGATTCTGCAGAAATAGTAGCAATGTTTAGGGTATCTTCATAAGATTCCACTGGTTTTGCTCTATTCTTTAGGTATTCCTGTATTATTGGTAGTCCTTTATCTAACTCTCTCTTGATCGTGAGTGGGTCTGCACCCTCATTAATCATATCTAGTCCAGTATTGATCAATGTTTGTGCAATTACTGTACTTGTTGTAGTTCCATCACCAACTTCTCCATTAGATTTCTCTGCCGCTTGCTTAATAATTCGACATCCTAGGTTAGCCGCCCTATCTTCTATGTCTATATCACTAGCAATAGATACTCCATCGTTAGTAATAGTAGGAGATCCGAAAGGAGTGTCTAGTACAGCGTTCCTTCCTCTAGGACCTATGGTTGCTGCTACTGAATCTGCAAGAATATTAACCCCCTCCCTTAATTTTTCTCTAGCCTCTTGGCCATGATAAACTTTTTTACTCATAAGATTTTAATTTACATGATATTCCTTAAACCTAAAGTTAAGTAAGGTATAGTTTCTACCATATAATAACTTGTTCGTGAATATAAGTTCTTTCCTTTTTTTCTTTTTATTAATTCTCTTGTAAGTATAATTGAATTCATATATTACAGGAGATGGTTCAAACTTCTTTTTTTCCATAGACTAATTATATTCCAGTTAAACACTAAAGTCAAGTGGGTACTTGATTTCTTATTAATATTAATGTAGTATTGAAATACGAAGATATCTTCGTATTGAAGGGCATGTAAGTTTCGACAGTATTATATGAGTATAAGTGCATAGCAAGGCTCACTTCCTTAAGGTGAAACCATAGGTGTAAACAACCATTTCGCTCCAACTAACGTTACTGTTGATTCTTTATTTCAGACAGTAGCTGCTTAAGTTGTGCTGACCTAGTTAGTGATCGATTAGGTTGGTATCATAAAAAGATCACATGCTGTAAAAAGCTGGTGGAGGTATAGTAGTGAAAATCTTTTGTTTGTTTCTTAAAACAATCTATGCTATGTAGATTCTTGTATGAGTAGATACTGGACATGGGTTCAATCCCATCATGTCCACATTCTTTCAGATTAGTTCAGTGGTAGAACGCCTCCCTGTTAAGGAGGATGTCGGTGGTTCGAGCCCATCATCTGAAGCATATGCCTAGGTGCATTACTACGCAGCGTCACCTGCTCGTAGCGTCTCTAGTAGATGAGTGGATTAGCGATACCCACATGGTGTATATGACTAAACGAAATAGAAATAAATTAAGAATGAAGAAATGGAAAGGAAGTAAATTACACTTCCGTCTATATTATTCTAAGAAAAGATGGTGTAAGATAGAGTTGAAGAAGTACATGGGAGTAGCTTAATTGGCTAAGCAACAGTCTCCAAAACGATTGATCTAAGTGCAAGTCTTAGTTCCTATGCCTTATTGATTTGTAGGTTCGAATCCTACCTCCTATGCCGGAATAAAGTGTTACGGCAGTATTCAGGTCTTGGGTACCTGCGGCCCAGGTTCGATTCCTGGTATTCCGACTATGAACAGTGAAATAATAATAGCAGTTGCTAACTTTGTATTATTCGTATCCTTAGTACCAAGTATAGTACAGCGTAAACCACCAGCCAGAAGCACTTGCATATTACAAGTTCTTGTTGCTAGTACATTCGTAACAGCTTATTTCTTAAACGGATGGATGTTAGCATCAACTTCTAATATGTTTAATCTATCTGGATGGATTGCATTGCTAGTATTAGCAATAAAAAGACCACCTAATTAAAGGTGGTTTTGTAATGCTTTTTTGCTAGTTGGGTTTCCAACTCGTTAACGTCTTCAGTTATAAAATAAAATAACTTTGATTGTTCGAAAAAGTCATTGAGTCTTTTCTGACATTTAGGTACTTCGTCTATCTTGTACACCATTTTGTTTTCTCCGAAAGATCTCTCCATTATCTTCGATATAGAAAGATTGTTCTTCTGTCAGTTCAAGAATAGAGCGGACATTTTGTAGTCCGCTATATGGATTAAACCTTTTTTGAATCATGTTCAACTCCTTCAGCATCTTTTAACCAATGCCTATATAAGTGTAATGAATCGCTGTGATCAATGATCCTTCCGATCCTTAGGCCATTCCGCCTAAGTGTTTCTCTATATAGCATATGTACTATGCCTATAAGATTAACCTGCCAAGCTGCAAATAGATCTCTTGATCTCCAGTTTAAATGGACATCTACATATCTACCTGCTTTTCTTAACCAGATTCTTTGTAAACACGGAGGGTCTTTGATCTGTTGATCTTCAACCTGCCATATGATTATATTGTTTCTATTAGTACAATCATTTACATTGATCCTTTTAATCTGATCAAAGCCATGATAGTTTACTATTCTTTCGAAATAGAGATAACTAAATTGCCTATCTCTCGGTAGAAACATATAATCATCAAGATAATCTCTCGTGAATTCTCTCGCATATAGAGCGACTTTCTTAAACGGAAACAGCTTGTGTATCTCAAATTTTTCAATTTGCATGACGGCTGCCCGATTGAGAATGATAGTTTGACACGTATCATAAGCTTTCTTCCCATTGAACTCTATTTCATAGTCTGCATACAGTACATTACTGATAGCTTGTACCCAAGCATCATGGAAATCATTTGATTCCACTAAAAAGAATGGTACTAGTTCAGTCGTCATTGTCATAAGCCCTCACCCTTTCTGGGTCGTCTTCGTAGATCAATTCGTCCCACCAATAACTCATTTCCAATCATTCTGTTCCTTCTGTTCTTCTTCAACAATCCGTACAAGCTCATTGCTTATCCATTGGATAGTAATAGTACAATCCTCAAGCTTCTGCATGAGTCTATTAATCCTTGTGATCATTGGTTCGTTTTCGTACATAATGTTTCCTCGTTTCGTTTCAGAGCTTCTCTAATACGTTTGCAATTATCATTCATTTGTTCGATCAGCTGTTCCATATTATTAAGCAATTCTTCTTGCGACATGATCACCTCCTTTTCTTCTTAGGTCTAACACCTTTCATGTAATCAGCTAAAGCCTTTGTGTAAAGTTCTGGCTTATTCCTAAGTACATCATTCTCTCTTTCTCTTATCAATTCTTCTAGACAATACGGGCCTTGATTATGACAAGTCTTACATAATAGGATAATATGTGTATCATCTTTGAATATTGCCTTCTTAAACATATGATGTTTAGTCAGAGCTTTCTTCTTGTGACAGACTGGACATATTCCATACTCTTCGCTTATTGCCATTTTCTAACCCTCTCTTCATAGAACTCAATAGCTGCAAGACACATACGTATAGATATCTCTACACTTTCATTCATTGGCATTGTTTCAAGGTCTGCCAATCTTTGCTGTTCAATTGCTAACTTTTGAGGAAAATTGATTTCATCAGTCATGATATACTCTCCAGTAACAGTATGCCACATTCAAGATAAAACACTTTTTGTTCAACAGGATAGTCACTTTTCAATACTTTAGATGTCTCTTGTTCTATTTCTTCTCGATTCATATAACACCTAATTTGTTAAAGAACTAGCACCCTACCAATCGGTAGATAAAACAGTGCTGCGACTAGCTGGGTAATGCTCCCAGCGAATACTTTAACTAGTCTATTAAAAAAAACTAGACACAAAGTCTAGTTCTTTTTACCTTCAATATCGATAGAGATTTCGTCTAATCCCTTGTATTCATTAAAGGATATTCCGTTGATTTTATATACTCTTCCCTTGTAAGAGATTTCTTTACCGATATTAAGATCGTCTAATGTACAGGCATTAACTGTTACTGCCTTAACCTCTTCAGTTGTTTTTGTTGTGAGTTTAATTAACTCTCTTTCTAGTCCATATATAGCGAAGAGTATTACTACTAACAATGTACTCATGATGCATAGTAATATTGCTATAATTCTATCCTCTATAATGTTCATTTAATATTGTAATAATTATTAATAAATTCTTTCATCGTGTTATATGGAACGCCTGCTTTCTCTATCTTCTTTCCCATAATGAATTCCATCAGGGCTTTTTGCATAGCAGTTGGCATTACTCTTTTAACTTCACTCCATGGAATAAATTTACGACCCCACCCAACTTCTACTACTGCAAAGAATCCTATAGTTATTATCTTATTCATCTATAGCTATTACTTCACTTTCTATTATAAGGAAGTATCTATCATCACCGATCTCTAGTTGATTGATCTCTTTTGTTTCAAAGATGATAGTATCACCAATCTTAACTGAGGTAACTTCCTGTCCTATATATTCTACAACCCCATAGTTCTTTTTAACCTTATCAGTATTTGTTGTTAGGATGAATCCACCAGTCACCTCTTTTTTTGAAATCTCTATCGGTTTAGCTAATATGAACTTCCCTAATACTTTTAACTTTGGCATAGACTTATTACTAATATGATAATTATTATGAATATTATTACCTGTACTGCTGTATAGCTTTTCATGCTTTTCTTATTATAGGTTTCTTAGCTCTGTCCTCCCATGTTACTACTATCTTATAAGAGTTTGATGGAATTTCAAAACCCTCAAATTCTTTTATAGCAGAGCTTATGTGTTTTTTATTCGACTTTATCTGTATGAATAATATACGGTCTTTTCTTACTGCAATCATATCACTAAAGAAAAGGTCTTTCTTGATCTTTACTTTTCCCCTACTTACAAAGAACTCAGAGTACTCACATTTATATCCCCTGGCTTCGAAGTACTTCCTCGTTTTTGCCTTGCTCCTCTGTCCCTTGGCATATGTGTTTATTTTCTTTTTCTTTTTTTCTACCAAGACAGTGGAGTCGTTTGTCTTCTCTTGTTTTGATGTATCTCTCGAAGAGTTCATATTCGTTTAAAAAATCAATATCTACTCTTTTTAATTCGTACTCTTTATCTACTAAAACGATCATAACTCTATCCAGTAACATATCTTCCTTATCTTTATTATGCATAGCTTGACCAATATGATGCTTTAAATTATCTATAGGGCAACTATTGAATATGCTTTCATTGAACTTACCTTCCTTATACCTATTGCTTCCTGGACTTATGATATGATGTAATGCATCGCAGCCTCTATGTTTTAAATTGCTTAAGTCAATTGTCCATCCGACCCAGTATCTAAATACTTCGTCCGGAAATCTATTTGATAATTCCATAATCTATTTAATATTTCTATTTGCATCTTAATATCAAGAGTTCGTAGTCCGTTGTCTTTAAACTCTTGTGTTAATAAAAGCGCCTCTTCTTCATGACACTCTTTTATTAATTGCTTTATCTGGCATACGTAACACATATTAGATCCTTCATGATACATAGTATAACAGATACTATATAATCCATGATGTTCATTACATAAGCTTATACCGCAATTAATACATTTGTTGGCGATTACTTTAGGCTTGTTGTACTCACTATTATGTTCTTTTCTATATGAATTGCTACATTGAGGACAGCAGAACTTACCATTACCTTTAGAGATGATTGATTCTTTAACCCACCTCTCTTTGCCACAGTAAAGGCATCTGATTAAGACTCTGTATCTTCCGTTCGAAGATTTTTCTCTGCTTATTACATCTGCATTCATTCTATAGAAAAGGGGACCTAAAAATCCCCTAGTGTCATTATTTAATTGTCATTAATAATCTATTCATCTTCGTCATCTTCATCGCCAAACAAGTCTTCATCCTCATCGTCATACTCTTCCTCTTCTTCATCCTCATCGTCATACTCTTCCTCTTCTTCATCCTCATCGTCATACTCTTCCTCTTCTTCATCTATATCCTCGTAGTCTTCTTCAAAAGCATCTTCTAAATTAAATGAAAGTATTCTATTCATTTTTAGGTTTATTCTTATTTATTATTGCTTCTTTGATTTCCTCCTTAACTTGTTCGTTGTTTGATAACCATTGTTTTGCCTCATTGGAACCATGTCCGATTGACATATCTCCATAGTAATACCAGGCACCCTTTGTTACTATTATACCTAATTTAATAGCGATTTCAAGTAGCTCGTGCCCCTTTGAAATTCCTTCTCCATAATATATATCCACCTCACATTCCTTATAAGGAGCCGCTACTTTATTCTTAACTGTTTTTACTTTTACTCTTGATCCAACTATCTCATCACCTGCTTTAATGTTCTGTGTTCTTATTAGTTCTATTCTTACTGAGCTATAGAAAGCTAAAGCGTTTCCTCCCGAAGTAGTACTTTTTGGTCCGAAGCTAAATGGTCCAGTTGAGATATTTGCCCTAGTCTGATTAATAAATATAGCTACAGTATTAGACTTGGATATGATGCCAACTAACTTTCTAAGAGCTGAACTCATTAATCTAGCTTGTAATCCTATCTGTGTTTCTCCTATCTCTCCAATAGACTCTGCTCTTGGTAATAAAGCCGCTACAGAATCTAATACTACTACTGATACATTACCATCTCTTACTAATTGCTCTACTATCTGTAGGGCTTGTTCAGCTGTATCTGGCTGCGCAATCAATAAGTTATGTAGATCAACTCCTAATTTTTCTGCATACGTCTTATCAAGAGCATGTTCTGTATCTACAATAGCCGCTATTCCACCCAGACTTTGTGTTTGCTGTATTACATGTAATGCAAGTGAAGTCTTTCCACAACTAGGGCCTCCATATATTTCAATGATTCTACCTTTTGGAACTCCACCAACCCCAAGTATATTATCTATCTTAATAGATCCTGTTGGAATTGATTCTATCTCTAGATGAGAATCACTATCCAATCTCATTATAGAACCTATTCCAAACTTATCTTGTATACTTGCTATTGTTTCTTCAATAGTTTTATTTTCTGGTTTCTTTTGTATTGCCATAATTAGTTTTTAGGAATGTGTTTATATCTACATATTCGTCATTCTTCCTCGATTTTCCATAAGAGATAACATCGTCTTCTATAACTACAACGGTATCTGATTCATTGTCAGTCCAATAATCTAATGGAATCTTCCTATTCATTATAGAGAATATCTTGAACTTAGCAGCATGATCGATTATCTTCTTAAAGTCTTCCTTAGTTACTGCCTTTATTAAGATCTTCATAATCCTTAATCAGTTCATCAATCTTACTTTTATTAAAACTAATGATTGTTTCTCTTCCCTCTACTTTAACCTGAGGTAATGTCATTACTTCCATTGCATCTCTCTCTACTACATTTTCTGTAACATCTATTTCCTCAAATGGAATATTGTTCATCTTAAGATAATCTTTAAGACTCTTACACACATGGCAAGATGGTGATGTTAAAACTTTAATTGTCATATTGGCTTGTATTTAATTCTTCTGCATCAGAGGAATTAGGATCCTCATGGAAGATTTGACCACAATCTTCACATTTCCAGAAGCTTACTTTTTTTATATTGTCATGCTTACAATCCGCCTCTTCTTCTATTGTTAAGCCATTATTCTTAATAGCTAACTGAAGCTCTTTATAAGACATTTCCTTTGCCCTCTCTATCCATTCCTGTGCCTCTTCTGGCTTAGATGTAATAGGGGATATAATTAAGTTTAGCTTAGAATAGCCTATCTCTGCAAATGTCTCGTTACTATAATCAACCGTACCAGATGCAATAAAGAAATCATACACTTTCATTAATACTTGCGCTGTTCTAATCTTAGAACTTAATGTATCTCCTGGTATTGGTAGCTCTGTACTTCTTATGAAATCAGTCCAAGTCCCTGTCATATCATGGCGCTCTGCTAGAAATGTTCTCTTCTTCTTAATCTCTGTAAGTAACTTACCTGCATTTAGAAAGCTAAGTTGACCCATTAGTAAGCTGTTCCTAAGTTCTGCTTTAAGCTCTGCATGGACCTCAGCTGTTTCATTTTGTTTTAGAATGCTTGTATTATCCATATTGATTTAAGACAAAGGGAGGAAATTAATCCTCCCAATTATTATTCTTCAACTGTTGGAACCTCTAATTCATCCAGTTGCTCTTTGAAACTAGGAGAGAACTCAGTCTCTACATCTTTAAGTGCTTCAAGTCTTTTAGCTAAGATTTCTCCAATGCTAGGATTCTCTTCAATCTTAGTCTTCTCTTCTTCGGTTAATGGGGTATTAGACCTAGCAGCCACTACTGAATACTCAGTATCCATACCACTACCAGATCTAGTAATAGTAATATCATAGTCTGGGGTGTATTCGAAAGCATAGTCTGGATCTTTTGCTAGAGCAACTAACTGCTTGAAGATTGAATGACCGAACTCGTAAAGCTTTATTTCTCCATCAGTCCTATCAATTACCCATGTCATATATCTAAGCTTTGGCTTCTCTTCAGCTGGATCTTTACAGAAGATACAAGTATCATCACCTGGACAGATGAAACTCTTATTGAATCTCTTACTGAAGTGTGATCCGAAATCATGGATCTCTGAAACAATCCTTAACTTATTTGCTCCTGGTTGTGGTTTAAAGTAACCTAGTGATTCTTTTGGTTCGTATTCGTTTAATTTCATGTGTGTTTTTATTTTGGCTTTGTCTTTAAAGACGATGCCTTAGTTAATTCCTTTTGCTTATTTCTTAGAGATGCACATGTATCTTTGTAATTACAGTACTTACATTGCCATGTACCCCAAGCTTCAGCAGGTGGAATTGTTTTATTATTGAAGTGATTGTTAAGCACCTCTAACTCTCCTAATACATTCTTCTTTATAAAGCCGTCACTAAACTTTAAAGGTATCTCATCACGACATCCGCCTCCTCTATCAACATAATATATGACAGAGTAATCTACTACCTTCCCAGTTTCTGGATTAACTAACTCTGGAAAAATGTGTGGTAGAAACTTATTAGCTAGATAATCATAACAAGCTAACTGTACTTTTTGGTGTGGCTTTACTTTATCTGTGTCCTTAGCTCGTTTAAAGAATGCCTCTGGCCTTTGCGATTTAACATCGACCATCGCGATGCCCCTGGCTAAACGAACTAAGTTATCGAATCTTCCTCTTAATTTGGTCTCTTCATCTACTATAGTCTTCTCAGAACATATTAGTATCCCACACTCTGAGCAAGCTTTTGCCACATACTCATGTGTCATATTGCCAAGCTCTGTTACAAAGTTATCTCTATCTTCTCTATCATTTTCTGCATAGCTCATTCTTTTAAAGTAATGAGACCTCTTACATAACCCCATAGATGATGGACTCCAGTAAGTATCCTCAGGCTTTCTATCTTTTCTAATAAGCCTTTGCTTTTCTTGTTCTGACTTGAAGTGATCTAATAGGGCTTCATCAACTGTATTATACTTCGTTGTTCTTAGTAAGTGCATTATATGCAATATTAAATTTATCTATTGCTCTTTCTTGTTTCTGTCTAACCCTCTCCTTGGTAACATCAAGCTCTTTACCTATTGCTTCAAGAGTTATCTTATCGCCAAGGAATCCATATCGCTTTAACAGAATGTTCTTCTCATCTTCTGTTAAAGGTGCAAAGGCTTTTCCTACTAACACTAAAGCCTTAAACGCATCTGTATTATTATCCATAATTAATTCTTTACATTATTCCATTCCTCTGAAGGTATTATCCTGATCTCTTTTTTGAAGTCTTCTAATAAGACTATGGCAATATCCTTCTCTTCTATGAAATAAATCTTGTCTTCTTCCCACTTATTCTCAAAGTTCTTTATATCATACTCTCCTACAAAGAACTTGGTTCCTGGTCTAATTATTCTAACTTCTCGACCTACTTGTATAGCCTCACCTATATACATCTTAGTCGGTCTGAGTCCGGCCTTATAGAATGAATCTATCATTACTAAGCCATTGTCATTCGATCTAAGCCATTTAAATGAAACTATAGTATCTGCAACTTTCATATACCTATATTATCACTGTTATATATATAAGTCAAGTACCCATGAATAGGTATAATCTATACTAATCTATACTAATATATACTTATTATATAAACAAAAACCTCCCTACCAAATTGGATACAGGGAGGTGAGCGCTTCTTTATACCTTGATTCAATGAGATCAGTATCGAACCTTAGTAGTATGTATAATATATTTACTTGTATTTGTAAATAGAGTTATGCACAAAAGCGAAGATATCTTCGTTTATTCAGCACCTTCAAACAAGCCGGATCCTTTAATAATCAATGCCCATATAGTAGAAGCTGCGCTTAATACTCCTATGATACTTATAAAGAGTTCAGTACCAGAGTAAAAGTAATATACTGCTCCTAATATAATAGATAAGATTATTGTGAATAGCTTTATGTAGAAAGGATTGTTGCCAGTCTTATTCTTTATGTATTCTATAAAGAGAGAGACTGCACTTCCAACGACAGCTATATTAAGTATATCTATTAATTCAATCATGTTTATGATCGTGCTCTCATGTCTGAGACCACTTTGAAATTACTCTTAATTATTGCGACCTTTGATTCTACTTCTCCTCTATATTCTATACTATATTCTCCTATCTCGGAAGGGGTATAATACGTTCCCCATTGCCCATCTCTTCTTTTTACTAGGTTACCAGAAGTAGCTACTACTCCAGATTCTTTATATATCGTATAAGTAGGTGTCCCGCTCGGATCAGTTGGTAGTCCATTCATACTATAGAATGTACATTCTAAGTATGTAGTATTACCAAGTTGCATTGATTTCGTTGTATGTAACATATCTTTATTTTTATTTATTTTTTAAAATTAAAACGAATCAGCATCTAAAGACATTGGTGATGATAACGTGTCAGAATCAAACGGATGATCAAGGTGTTCTATATCCATAGGTTGTATATCGAAGTATCCAAATATTCCCCTATTAAGTTCTATGGTCATACCGAATGGGAATATCTCATCTCCAGTTATCTTAGTATATAACCCAAATGTCTTTGTGCTTGTTCCCTCTAATATGCTTTCTATAGCTAATGTAACCTTTCCTGTAGCTTCTGTTAAGATGTTCAGTCCTAATACTTGGCCATCTATCTTTTCCAAGGCAGTTATTAATCCGATAAGTCTTCTCCTATCTGCTTCTAGTATTACATTAGCAGCTAATGTTTCTATTACTAAGTAATCTAATTCGGTAGATAGTCCTAATAGTCTTTCGTCTTTTGTTTCTAATAGTGTCTGTATAGAGAATCTTCTTACTGCATTAGTCTTCTCTAATCGCGCGCATGTAACAAATCCCTTAGTCTTAACTGCTTCTATTAAAGTGTCTGCTGCTATATTAACTAGATCAGCAGTTTCTAGTGTAGATAAGAAAGCTAGTCTATGTGCTATATCTTTTTCCAAAGAACTCTTAAGTCCTAGTATATCAATATCATAATCCCTATAAGCATCTGTTAATGCTGCTATTTGTCCTGCTATCTTTTCATAATCTAACTCTGTTGTTACTCCAATTACTTCCATGTCGACTCCTTCTAGGCCTGTATAAGTAGCAAAGACCCCCATGTCTGTGGCCTCTAGGATGGTGTTAGTAGCTAATACTTCTTTTAATGTTCCTTCTAAGAACGAACTCAAAGACAGGCCTCTGTTCCTCACAGCTTCCAATAAGTGTGTGGTAGCTATTGCTTCATAATACTTTAAAGTATTAGCATAAGAGCTACCTATTATCATTGATCCTATGAGGCTATTTCCTATCATAGTTTACTAAATAAAGTTTTTAACCAGTGACACTTACAATAACCATGTGTCACGTTATATATAAACACCCCCATATATAATCCCACTATGAGGAATATTAGCACTAGTGCTAGTTTAATAGTAGGGTATAGTCCTGCTATTGTGTTATCATTAAACAATAATGCGGCGCATATAAATGCAGTTAACGAAATAACAACCGCTCTTATTGGCTTGCTATAGTCTCCATTATAAAAGAATGGACTAATAAATATACCTGACGTAGTTATTAAGCCCAATACTCTTATGGACTGCTCGCTTTTAATTATTTCTATTATTAGATCTTGCATTTGATATTTCTATTTTGGTTTCTAATCTACTTAACATGTTCTCCATATTCTCTATTTTAGATTCAACTCTTGTTGAGCTATCTTTACATGAAGCTAATATATCCTGCATTTCCTTTACATTACTTGCTATCCTAACAAGAGAGCTTTCGGTTTTGATAAGCAACCAACAAGACAAAAAGATAGGGAACCCAAAATTGGAGATGATGTTTACTATGACATCTAGTTGTTCCATTTATTTAGAATTTTATTAGTAATCCTTTTATATTATTAGTTGTAATTGTTATGGTTTCTCCATAGCCAACTCCAATGTCATTGATAGCAAACGCCCTAACTCGGTAACTAGTATTAGCTTTAACTCCACTAACATTGTTTGAGAAAGCTCCAACACCAGGTACACCACTATTAAGATCTATTTTATCATATATTGTAGGGGTTTCAATGTCACCTTCTATCATGCAAAATCCTCTACTTATAATTGTAGAGTTACCATCCTTAGTTACTTCTCCTGTGATATTAAAGGAATAAGACGTCTTAGTTCCTAGGCTTCCAGTTGTTACTGTTGGGATAACTGGAATAGAGTCCCAAGTCAAAGCATTCTCATGAAATACAGCTGACTTACCACTAGTTGTTTTCCATAGACTAATAGCTAATCCAACCCCGCCTGTTACAAGATTTGTATAATGACCATTGATATATGGAACGATACTACCACATAAGAACACAGGACCTTTTTGCGCTCCAGTAGATAAACTAGAAACATCTATAGTTTGTTTGCTTTCCCAAGATCCTGTATATTTCCTATAACAGATATTCTGACTAGCATCATCTGACCATGAAACTATAAGATCTCCGTTCCTATATAAAGAAATGTCTGGAGTAATGGTAGTGGGATCAAGTGTTCCAACACTACCTAATGCTGTTATGTTTGGAGGGCCTGGATAATAGAAGTACTTTAATTCATTAGATGCTGCAAAAACTATATGAGCAATTGAATTAAAATCTACTACAATAGAAGGAGAGATGCAATCTGTATAATCAACTTTACAATATTGAGTTTGTCCCCAGGTTGAATTACTATACTTTCTATAATGAATAGCATGATATGGGGCATAACCATACATTACTCCAGACCACACAGCATGAATACTGTCATCGGGCCCCACACAAAGATCTCCAACATGATCATTATAACCATAGACTGATGCTATGTTCTGTGCTGTTTGCCATCCTCCGGACACTAAAAGTTGTCTAAACCATATGGTCTGACTCCCACCAGATGGCCCCTCCCACAAGAAGCTTAGGTTCCCTTGAGAGTCTGATACTATTCTTGGATTAGCTTGAGCTGTTGATTCATATGTTACATTAACGATACCATCAGATCTTGTGTATATTATTTGATCTGTAGTGTAATTTGTTGAATATTGACCAGCCCAAGTAACATGCCAATTATCACTAGGGTCTATAGTCATTCTAGGATCATGGTGGTTGTAGTTATTAACATTACTAAGACGCCCGGTCTCTGTCCAAGTAAGTCCATCATCTAAAGATGTTGCATAATATATCTGAGAAAAACCATTTAAGTCTCTAGCATAAACGGCATACATCTTGCCGGTAGAACTTCTAACTATATCACCGGCTATATAAATTGTATCTTTAATAAGTATGTTATTTGCCATAGATATAAAGGGGCTATAAAGCCCCTCTGTTATATTATTCGAACATCATTATTAATCCTGCTGCTGGTGCTGCTGTCGTTAGTTGTACTGTTGTTCCATAAGAAGTTCCTTCAGTATTAACAGCATAAGCCCTAACTCTATATCCGGTACTGGCTGATAATCCAGTAATAGCCTTAGTATATGCGCCTGTACCAAATGTACCATCATCATAAGCCACGCTATTAGCAGTGGTAGGATCACCTGATGTTCCTGTCATATAACAGAATCCTCTTCTAGTACAATCCGCTCCTCCTGTTGCTGTAATGTTTCCGTTACCTGTAGCTCCTGTAGATCCTATACTAGTACAGTCTTGAGTAGTTACTGTTGGTGCTACTGGAGTGGATTCTCTTGATATGTAAACATATCCATTACTACTGTCTTGTGCTAGTATTAAAACTTCTTCATTATTAGAAACACTTACATAACATTTTCCGTAGGTATTATAAGCTGTCCATGAGGATCCTTCATCCTCTGATACAATAACACCATTATCCCCTAATCCTGCTAGTATTTTTCTGCTATCAGAATCACAGCTAATTGTAAGATAATTAGCTGTTGAAGATGAAGATATTTCAGAAAGGTTAACTCCTAGGTCTGTTGTTGTAAAAATCTTTCCTCCATACTTACAAATGTAACATTTAGACAAATCACTATTCCCGCAAATAGCAGTTAGTGGACCATTTCCAGAACTTTTTTGTGACCATGTTGAGCCATAGTCTGTAGATGCCCATATCCTCCCTCCCGCTTCTACTGCTATCATCTTGCTACCATCATCAGATACTGTGCAACCTCTCCAACCTCTTGATTCTCCTTTTTGTGTCCAGGTGTCTCCATAATCAGTAGATATCCATATATATCCATTATTAACAACTAATACTATATATTGAAAATTGTTACTAGTTTTTATAGCACAAGTATTAGCGAACTGATTTAAACTACCTTTACTTGTCCAAGAACTTCCACCATCTGTTGATATATATAAATAATATCCTCCAGAATTATCATAAGCTATAACTTTAGAACCATCACTACTACAGGTACATGCACTTCCGTATTGTGGTGAGTTTGTTAATTTAGAAAAACTTTCTCCATAATCAGTTGATTTATATAAATTATCTAATGCTGATGATGCGTATATTATTTGTCCAGTTGAAGAACTACATACACTGGTCCATCTAATATTAGACGCTTTTTGTTTCCAATCTATTGCCATATATTTATACTTCTTGATTTACTCCAATACAATCCCATTTAGATGCGGCACTATTGTAAACAAAGCCTACATATAGTGTCTTATTAATGACGGTTGTAGTTGGTAGAACTGCGCCTACCGACCTGTAGACAGCATTCCAGGCTAACGCTCTGGCTGTTCCGTTATCTTTTATTCTTATTAAAAGCTTGTTCCCATTAACTAATGTACCAGAAGGAGCAGCGAACGTAGCGCCCTCTGCTAATGCTGTAAGGAAGTAATCGTTACTCATACTACTTCCTACTGGTGCAGGAGCTGCCGCACTAGTAGTTGTAGTAGTACTCTTGGTAACAATAACATCTATGTCTGTGTCTACGGAATTTTGTTTTGCCATATGTTTATACTATAGTTATATTACCAACTGAACTAATAACTGTCCACTGGGACGATATCCCATTGCATGCATTGCAATATAGTTCTATGCAATTATGAGCTTCTGTACTTTGAAGATATCCTCCAGTACCTGGTGTAGTTGCTTTACTTCCAAAGAAGATCTGACAATCAGCAGCAGGTTGCGCGATCTTCCAACCACCTGCTCCAACTCCAACTACTTTAATTATCTGTCCTGCTTCAGATCCTGATTCTGATAATGTTAAGACCAATAACGTTTCTTTATTTGCTTTAATAACTGTAATACCGCTACTAGAAGTATTGCTACTGTCTAGTGTTGTATCTACTGCTAATATTAAAGGTTTAACTGCGTTGTATCCAATTCCTCTAGTTATATCACTAGTCTCTATCGAAGAGGTACTAGTTGGTTTTACGCTGTAAGAACTTCCACCTCCTGTTATTGTCCATTCGCTATTAGCAACTATACATGTTAGCTCTATAGATGCATATCTCATTAGTCCAATATATCCAGTTGAGTCAACGTTAGCAAACCCATAAGTTACTCTTGCTATTGTATCTCCTGAAGCTGGAACTACTTTAGCTGCTGTTGGATTTGCATTAGCTTGATTGATCACAATAACCTTGTCTCCTACTGCACATACTGCTGGTAATGTAACAACTGTTGTACCACCTGTGATTACATAAGCATTATTAACCGCAGCCGATGTACTAGTATTAATGGATGTAACTGGTAGTGTTCCGGTAGGTATTGTTATATCAGCACTTCCATCAAATGCCACTCCGTTAATATTCTTTGTGGCTGCTAACTTAGTAGCAGTAGCTGCATTACCAGTACAGGATCCAGAGGATCCACTTACATTTGTTTGATCTCCTGTATTTGTACCAGATAGATTAGTAGCTGATATATTTCCAGAAGCATCTAGTACCGGTATCTTATACCAATTACCGGAACTAGTTCCGAATGCTTTGTATACATCTCCATTAGTTTCATTGAGATAGAACTGTCCAATGAAATTAGGAGTAACAGATGTAGGTGCACCTGTTCCTGACTTTGATACTCTTAGTTTATCACTCATATTATTGATTATATATTGCTAATAATTCTGTTTCCGTTAGGGCTCTATTATATATTCTAACATCATATATAGAACCGTCAAAGTATTGTCCACTTGGAGTCGCTCCTCCAGTTGCTTCACATCCTATAGCTAAAGCATTTGCTGATGAATATGCAATAGGATAAGTTGCTCCTAAATCAACTGTATTTACATTAACTCCATCAACCCACAGTCTTGCATATCTTTTGTCGTATGTTAAGTATATAGAATGCCATCCTGCTGATAATGTACTTAATGCTACTTGGGGGTTTCTATATCCTCCATTTGCGTAAATAAACCCTCTTAAATATCCACTTACACACTGTATTAAATAACCTCCTCCTTCTGTTTTAGATATGATTGATCTTGTTGTAGACTCTGTCCAAACTGGTCTATACATCCAAGCGCCTACCGTAAGTCCTTCTCTAGGGGCTTGAGCTGCATTATAAAGAACTCTTATATAATCACTTGTACCATTAAAGGCGTAAGCCTTATCTGCGTTGCCATCTTTATCTGTTGTTAATGTGGTTCCAACTGTTTCTCCATTTAAGCCAAACTCACTTAAATCATTTGCACCAGTAATGTTATCTAATTTATATAAACCCATTAAACCGTTTTCATAAGAATTCTTCTCGGTGTTATATATTAAATTGACTTCTTCTTGTGTTATTGCTCTATTAAATAATCTCGCATTCTTCATTACTCCGTTAAAATGTCCTGTTCCTGCTACGCTTCTACCTAAGGCTATCTTATATGAACTGATTGAATCAGCTATAACACTATCCATAGTTGTTGTTCTTTTAAGAACATTATCTATGTAATACTTAACAACCTCATTATCTACAGTAATAGTTATTAAAGACATTACATTTAGTGGTATTGGCATGCCATAATAATAATAAACTGTACCATTCTGAGAAACTATATTGCTGTTAAAAGCATCTCCCCAAATATCTATCCTAAAAGAATTACTTGCTTCACATGAGAATAATGCTCTTTTTATAAAAGGTTTCGCCCAGAAAGATAAACTAAATTTCTTTTTAGAACCTATAAAGAATTTACTTGTAGTAATATACGAATCATTAAATAATAAACCTTTTCCATTTGGAAGGAAATTACTTGTAAGATATTGAGTCGCATCATTTTCATATGCACTAGAATCTTTTAAATTCTTATCTAATTTTAAAAATGTTTCTAATCCTTTATTGAGAGAGTTTAGACATATATTAGGTTTATTTGATTGATATAAGAATAATATCTCATTAAGACTTAAAGCTCTGTTGTAAATTTTTACATCACTTATTGACCCTTTAAATGGATAAATACTTCCTCTTCCAATATATACTTTTCCTGTATCTGAAAAACCAAAAGAACCAGTTACTGTAGATGGAGTATATTCCACCCCATCTACATATAATTTATATGTAGATTCATCGAAAGTCATAACAACATGATACCAAATGTCAATATCTAAAATGTAATTAGTAGTTCCCCCATAATGAGAGTTGTTATCTGGAGTACCGCCTATTCTATATAAACCCCCACTAAGACCTGCAAGTGTAAAAACCCATTGACTTCCAGTTATGTTGTGATTAAATATTCTTCCAAAGGCACTGCAATCACTATCTATTTTAATCCAACAAGATACCGATTTTGCGACAGAGGCCATTAAGCCAGTGTTTGTTAATTCTATATTGCTTGTTGATCCATTGAAGCTGTATGCATTATTTATTTTTCCAGATCTATCAGTTGTATAAGTTATATCTGTTTTTATTCCGTTATTACCTGATTGAGTCACATCCTTTGATTCATTGATAGAATCTAAATACCAATTATTTATAAGTCCTTTCTGTAAACTATTTGTTTTAACAAAAGCAGCGCTTCCAAAAGTAAAGCCACTAATATTACCACTATTAACAGAATCTTTACCAACATACATCTTATTAGGAGTAAGGCATGTTATGTCTTTTATATCTAAGTGTTGTGTATTGATAAGGTTACCACATGTCATACTGGCTGTAGTCCCGTCTGTAGAGCTTCTTAGTTTTACTGGATTAGTTGCCGTCCCCAAAGAGATTATGTTATTTATAGTAGCGGTCTTTCCTTCGCATAATCCCAATGTACCTCCTGCCTTCACCTTAACCTCATTTATAAATGAATCATATTTATATCCACTAGTTGTAGCCCATGAAAATATAGTTGGATTCAATGTATTTATAAAGATCTTTCCTTTGAATGATGTTCCATAACTACGAAATAAACATCTATAATAAGCACCTTCATGTGGTCCTGATATTTCTAAGTAAGCGTCTTCAGATGCTACAGTATTTACATGTAGATTATAATAAGCATCACTATTATTAACACCTATAACATAGATCTTACTATCTCTAAAATTCCATGTATTGTTACTCATGGCAGAAGAGAGCTGTCCATTATCTGATCTCCATGATAAAGCATTGATCTGATATCCATGTGAATCAAATCCACACCCCATATATGTACTTCCTTCTGCATATAAAGCGTCTTGTAGGTGTATGGTATTCTGATTACCACCAATATGATAGAACCTTTTGCCTGCACTAGTAATATATATAGGATCTGTTCCTAGAAATATTAACCTCCTTTTAGAATGGTTAAATGTCATTCCCTCTATAAGGGTAAGGTTCCCACATATAATATTGTTAGAACCGTAATTACAATTACCCATTGTAAGTGTTGGATTACCAGTTGCTCCAGAAAAATCTATATTCTTTCCCATTACTGTTTTTTCTGTAGTTATTACTGCACCTGCATTATAAGCAATTCCCATATTACAATTGTCTTGAGGTAATGGCACTCCTGTATTCCAATTAGATAATTTATTCCATGATCCACCATCGGCATTAGTCCATGTCCTAGTGACTCCTGTTGTAAATGTAATCCCTACATTGCCACCAACATCTCCACATCCTCCAGGAATATCAGATAGATCCCAATCAGCTCCGCCTCCTACTTTAAATCCTCCAATATCTAAATACTCTGCCTCTACTATTGCAGCATTTAATGTATATGGACCAGAGATTGTTCCGATTTTAGATGTATGAATAAGTAACCTGCTATTATCATAAGTACTTCCAGGAGCTTGTCCTTTAGCTGTAAGCTTATTAGCTATATTCATTCCTTGTCTATCTCCCATAGATATCCTAGTTTGTTGAGAAGCAAGTCCTAAGATATCTAGATCATAGAATCTATTTGTAGATGTTCCAGTGAATCCTGAGATTGTTCCAGCATAACAATTCCTTATATAAACAACTTTTCCATTTGCATTAAATGTTCCAGCTGATCTAGACAATGTAAAGGTTGCTGCGTTAGCATCTATCCATAGATCATCTTGCAATTGAAAAGTCCCTCCTGATCCATTCATAGTAAAGTTTCTTAAGGTAGCTCCATTAGTAGTAATGTTCTTAGTACCAGAAGTAGCCTTCATAGAAAGAGTTCCTGAATATGTTCGTGTAATCTTAGAGGATCCACCTGTAAGATTTAGATTTCCATATACTCCCATTGTAGATGTACCAGCCCAAGTTACTTTTCCACTAGCTGGCCCGTCCATATTAAAATCTAAGCATTCGAATGCCGCATTAATAGTAACTGTATAGTCTGTAGTATGAGAAAGGCTTGTGAAGAATGCATTATCAGAACGAGTTGGTACAGAAAAACCTCCAGCACCTCCGTCTGTTTCTGCCCAATGTGCTGTATCATTTATGTTTCCTGATCCACCTCTCCAATATCTATTTGCCATCTTATGATACTATTAAACTACCATCTGTATCTGATGTGTATGTATGAGTTGTACCTGCACTATCTTCCATAGTAAGAACTGCTTTATTAAGCAGTCTTACTTTGAAAGTATCAACTCCGCCAGCTCCATTAGATTCAGCATAGATTTTTAATATGTTCGTTGCTCCGACCTTTATAGTCCAAGACATCTCAGTACCATCTGGAGAGTTAGAGGTAACAGGTAAATCACATAGCACAACAAGTCCAGAGTCTGGATAAGCCTCTATTTCTCCAATGTTAAGTTTGGCTCCTATATCAATCTCATCATCTGAGTTAACTCTGATTACATTGATCTCTCCAGTGCCACTAGAGTCAGTGGACTTAAGCCACTGACTGTTATCAATCTCTAGTTCTTCACTTGCTTTATTTATGCTATTTTGTTTTACCATGACTATGCCATTGTTATGTTACCTACTGAACTTATTACTTGCCAATGATAATCACTAGTTCCGTTCTTATATACTAGCGCAAGCTCTACACAATCCCTGTTATCTGTACTTGAGATATATCCACCTGTCCCTTTGGTAGTGCTTGTATCTCCAAAGATAATAGTATCAGCTGCGTTCTGTGCGATCTTCCATCCGCCTGTTCCTATACCTACTATTTTATAGATTGATTTACCTACTGTCAAACCACTGGCTGATGGTAGCGTTATAGTCAAAAGTGTAGAAGCTTTGTTCGCTCTAACTAATGTAATACTATCCCTAGCTGTAAGAGTTGAATCAGTAGTAATATCATCTGTACTATTAGAAGGAGCGCTGCTTGTCCAGTTGGTTCCATCAGATGTCATTACATTTCCTGCTGCTCCTGGAGCTACATTAGGTACATTAAGGGAATCTTTAATAGTCTTACAAGTAACTAACTTAGCGTTATCTGTTCCTGTTCTTAGATCAGCAGCAGAAGCTATAGATAAAGCAGCTTGTTTACTATTAAAGGTTGTCCAATCTGTACTAGATAAATATCCATTCTGACTTCCAGAAGCTGCTTGTGTAGCAACTGTCTTTTGTGCTGGAGTTAAGAACACTCTGGTTGCAGTCTCTGTAATCTGATCTGCTGTATAATCTCCACTAGTAGCTGTAACAGCCCCTGTTCTTCCAAAGACACTAGTGACTGTATCTGTTGGAGATAAGAGTAATTGCCAATTAGCTAATGTAGAATAAGGTAATGCTGTTAAGATATAAGTCTTATTCTCATCAGTTCTTACAGCGATATCTCCTTTATCTGCTGCAGATAGTGCAAGCATAGCTGCTTGACTGGCTACTACAAATGTATCTGTAATAGCTATAGCTGGTAAGTAACTAGAACTAATCTTTCCATCAGCTTCAAGACCAACATATCCACTAGCCTGATTCTTATTAGCTGAATTCTCTGGAGTAAATCCAAGAGCTGCCTGCTTTCCGTTGAAAGTATTCCAGTCTGTACTAGTAAGGTAACCATCACTATCAGTATCAGCAGCACCTAACTTAGTCTTAATAGTAGAAGTTGTTTCATCTCCTGAGTTGGTTCCACTAGTATTATCTATCACTGCCTTTTGTGCATCTGTACAATATCTCTTGTTTGCACTATCTGCTATATCAGCAGTAGTAGCGTCTGCTCCACTTGTTACTAATCCTTTTGCATCATAAGTAACCTTAGTCTTAGTTGCTCCTGTTATTGCTGCATTAGGTGCAACATAATCAGTACCAGCTACTGCAATACTTAACACTCCGGTAGTAGTTGTGTTCTTAACTAAGCCTGTTGTAAGAGCTCCTAAGAACTGTGCATTAGGAAGATTGGCATCTGTCGTTCCTTGTACTATGAACTTACTAGATAATGTTGGTATGTCTGTGGTAAGAGCAAGTGTTCCACTAGCAGAGGGGAATGTGTATGTATATGCACCGCCTCCTGTAATAGTAACATTACCACCAGTAACTCCAAGTACTCGTTTAGTACTACCACCACCTAATTCAAACCCATCGGCATTATTCTTTACCTCAAGGTTTACTGAATTGTTTCTTGTTTTTACCATATTAATTTAATTAATTATTCTTCTGGAATTATTATTGTTATCGATGTAACTCCTGTTATTGTTGGCATATTAGTTTATCTTTATGTTACCAATGGAACTCACCACATTCCATTTTAAATCTTCTACTACACATACTAGCTCCACACTATCCCTTTTATGTGTAGATTCTAGGGACCCTGAAGTTCCTTCTGTTGTACTAGTATCCCCTATGAATACTTCAACGGCATTATGTTGTAATATTTTCCAACCACCTTCTCCAAAACCAGATACTCTTAATACACTCCCAACCGATGCTAGTTCTGGTAGAGTGAATACTACTTGGCTAGAACTAGTTGGTATATATCCCTTGTTAATAACCATCTGTTTAGTAGGTGTTCCTGTTACTTCCCAAGATATTCCTGTACCCCCTATATCATCTAGCATTGCTACTGTTCCATTTTTCTCTGGAAACTCATAAGTAAATGATCCGCCTCCTTGTATAATCACCTCACCTTCTATTACAGATAGCTTGCTTTCCCCAGCTTTTTCTATATCGAAGCCACTAATGGAACTATTTATATCTACTCCATTAATACTATCAGCTGTAGCTACTCCTAAATCAGGTGTTGTAAATGATGGACTTACAAGATCGGCCTTATCATCTATGATATCTTGTAGTATTTTCTTTGTAACGAACATGCCCATAGCATATTCTTTACCTGTAATATTCTTAGTAGTTGGAACATTCTCGGTGCCCTCATCATTATAGTTGTTAGATATACTAGGTCTCTGAATAGTTATAACATCTGGTGTGGCAGAGAATGATTTAACTCTTACATACTCAACATAAGGATCTTCATGAGGGCTAGCATAATCTGTTATGTTAAACCACCCAAGGTTATACTCTCCATGGGTAGCCGGATCTAAGAGTTTTGCTCTTTCTCCAGAGACTAATGTGATTGTTACTGCACTTGCATTGTATAAACCGCTGACAGAAACGATTACATTATTCTTAATTGGATCGTATGTCATTTAAATAATAAAAAACTACCCATTAATTATCTAATAGGTAGCTCTTATGCCATAGCAAATAGGAGTTTCCTATTAGTACTGTGGCAACCTCACGGCTGTTCTTATCTTTATATTAGCTCAATAAGACTAAGCAGTCAAACCTTTCCTTATCGAGCTTAGATCAAAGCTTCCGTCTTCTAACTCTCTTTTGTTAAAGACTCGGCTTACTATATTTCCACTCTTATCCATTCTGAACTCTGATACTATATCTCCTTTTATTCCTGCTACTATCTTTGCTGTAAGAGTTTTAGCTCTTTGTGTAAGCTTACCATTACAAGACATTAATGAAACAGTCTGCTCATTAGAGAAATAGTACTCATCATATCCTTTAAGCACGAACTTAGGAATGATTGATACTGGTTCTGGTGTAGATTGGAACGTAATTTTGAAAGGATGGGTTAAGGAAAGCGAAGATATCTTCGCCTCCTTTGGAATATGATTCCAATAAAACCCATTCTTTTCAGTGTAAGTTTCTCCTGTTGATGTTTGAACTATGAACATAATCTTTATTGTTATTATTAATTGGATTATTTAGTAGTTCTTATTCCTGTACTGGAGTAGGTTCCACAACTGGAACTTCTTCTGTGACAGGAACTTCTTCTGGCTGTTCTTCTTTTTGTTCTTCTGGAACTTCTAATACCTCACCAGCAGATTGAGGTAATGCGATCTCTTCCATAAGAGCTTCAGCCTCTTCTGCAATCACTTCTTCTTCTATAGATTCTACTACTTCTTCTGGAGCAATAGGCTCCTGTGTTTCTTGTGGTTCCATTTGTGTTTCTATATTAGGTTGATTATCTTGAACGAACTCTACTGTGGCAGGTACTGTATTGATACATACATCGCAAAGTCCTGGATGTAATTCTGCATCTTGTGCATCTACAGTAAGCACAATACCACATTGTTTACAGGTTATCTTCATATTTCTTTATTTATTAAAGCTCTTCTAATTCTTTCTTTATCCAGTTACTCGTAGTAACGGTACTTTTATCTGTAGAGATATACATATAAGTATCATCTGACAGTATCTGATCATTGAAACCAGGAGTACCATTAACACCTCCAGCTAAGTAGGTAGTGGTAAATGATGCATTCTCACACGTAGTACTTGTTGGTATTACATTAGCATAATCACCGAACTGTTTAGCAGTTAACCTTACCACATCTCCATCTACATCAGCAGCTGCCACTCTTGATAAAGCATCTCCTGTAATAGCTGTTACTGTAGCTGTTACTGCATTAGGAGCTGTAGCATCAATACCTCCAACAAGATGAGCTGCTCCACATGTTGTACATCGTATTTTCATAGTTTGTTTTATTCAGTTATCCATTGCTCAGCAGCATCTACTGTTCCAGATTCTGCAAGTGTTAATTTATATGGACCTCCTGATACTGTACCAGCATTACAGAAACGAACTCCGTGTGTTCCCGGTGTAATAGCTGTCCATGAAGGAGATCCTTCAGTGCCCTCATTAAAGTAAAGGCTTACCGTTGGTTCAGCATCAATGTAATTATATCTGATTTGTATAATTGCATTCATGCTACTAACACTAGGAACAGTAGCATCTGCCGGAACTCGTGAAGAAATATTGAATACAATATCTTCATCTGCGTCTGGAGTCACTGCCGCTCTAACATAATTTGTCTGTCCTTTTAAAAGGTTAGGATTAGCATATCCTGCAGTAGCACTGCTTGGATGCCAACTAGCACCAGGTAATACAGCTGATCCAGACTTTCCACCTATGTACCCAGCTAACATTGGCTTATTTCCGTTACCTGCAGTACCGGTAAATATCTCCTTATTAGTAGTTACTCCAATAGCAGGTACTACTGGAAAGGTTTCACTATTATCCCAAGCCTCTAGTCTAGGAGCTGATGATAACGCTTCGCTAAATACAGCCTTATAGACCATAGTAGCATTATTGTTACCAGCTCCGGTTGCTTTGTTTGGTATCATTTTTAATTAAAAATTTCATTTAACTTACTTAATGTTTTCCTTCCGACACTCTTACCATTTACCAAGAGTACTTCTTGTTTGTGCTCTGGTAAATGTTTAAGAGCGAATTGTAAAACTGCATTAGCTGTAATACCTCCATAGTATCCAGTTGGTTCTTGAGTCTCTGGAAAAAATCCAACAGACTTAAGACATTTTTGTAAGTTAAGAACGTCATCACTTCTTTCTCCTAACTTCATGACGTTATTAAACTTATATTTAGGTTTTATGACTGAAGATAAGTCGACATCTCTCCAGTTGTTTTGCACATCTTCAAAAGCATATGCCTCATATACTCTGCCTGATTCAAACCACTCTCTAGTAAGAATCCTTCTTCCTCCCCTTCCATATGCTGGCCCCCAACTATCTTCTGCTGTTGTGGCTATATCTTTATTATATAGTATCCCATTAGTTAACGGTATACAATGCCTACAATTCATTGGTAATCCACTCTTTAATACTGGGACATCAGTCCATTCGTTATAATGGAATTGGACAAAGACATTAACACATCTTCCAGTTGATTCTATATAATTTGCTATCGTATCTATATCTCTTACATTAAAGTGTATCACGCCTTTAGATTTTGCAATAAGAGCTGTCTGTTTATCATACTCAGTCACGTCATCTATGTGATTCATCTCATCTTCACTGTTAATAAAGGGTACTTGAACCTCTAAAGGACAACCTAATGTATTAACTATCTTAGCAGAGTTCTCTGCAATCATACCTAATCCTGGTTTATTGGATCTATTTGCATAAATAAATCTAGGAGATAGATCAAGGTACTTACCTTCTTCTATGTAATTATTAACTCCTAAAGACTTAGCTACTGAATGAGCGACACAACTACTTGTACTTAATTGATTTCTAATAGGATACTTCCGCCACTCTTCTTCAGTCTTAGGTAGTATCATACCACTAGCTATCTTAATTTCCTTTACAGAGTAATCAAGTTCCCTATCTCTTGTAGAGATATTGGCACCTATTGTCGGACTTTTTGTTGCAAATATGTTAAACATATTATTTATTTACTATGGTAATCATGGCACCAAGAACACCTGTAACATACATAGGGTTAGCCTCACAGACTTTCTTAATTAATTCTACTTCTTCATCAGTATAATCTACCTTATCTTTTCCTTGGAAAGTCTTAGTTCCTAGTGCATACACTTTAATTATCATACCAGTTACACCAGGTTCTGGTCTATACATCTCACAACAATTAATTAGAACATCTTTAAACGTTAGAGGCTTATTACCTTTATCTGAATAAACTTCACCTGATATTGTCCTTAATTCTTCTTTGATATTTATGATCATATTTATTTTTTATTATTAATTATTACGTTAATTATATCTTACGAGTGGGTACTTGTAAAGTTACTTAGATTTTAACAGAGCTTCTAGTTTTTTTATTCTTTTTAATAGCTTATTGTTTACTGCAGCTATGAGTAAGTATAAGTCTTGTTTAGATTCATACATTCCAATCATTTGTCCTTCTAATACTTCCTTAGGTTTTAATCCATAAGTAGGAAGTATGTCTGGAATTTCTTTTCTTTTCCTAGAACATAAAGCTCTTTCGTCTGGAGTAGCTAATGGTTCAAAGTCATTTGGATCAAAAGAACTAAACGGATTCATCATTTTGTTTTGCGCTATCTTAAATAATTGTTTTCTTTCTTCTAATGGTAACGATGTGTCTTTGTAGTCTTTCATATTATTTATATATTTATTATATTGCTGTCATATCAAACGAATAAATACTAGTATTCCATGGACATCCTCTAAATTGTTGTACTGATCCATTATCAAAATGCCACATCTTACCTATAGCCCCAGAAGGATTAGTTGAGTATGATGAAAATTGTATATGACCTGTGTATAAAGTGCTCCATCTATATGAAGGGCTTCCTAGATTATAAGAGTTATCAGTATAAGGTATTAGTAATTTAGTCTGAGTAATTGGTGCTTCTGCATGTATCAAAACGTTAGATGTAAGTGTTAATATATTTGACCTCATATTAAGGCTACATGCTCCAGCAGAAAAACTTCCGGCCGGGCCATATGGACCAGCACTATCAGTTATAGATAGACCTCCACTATCTGTATCTATAGAAAATGTTCCACCTGCTGCCGCATAAGCATAATTAAATCCTACAACATCATACCAACTACTTCCATTCCACCTTCTTAGTTGTATGAATTTTTCTGTTTCATTATTTAATATCATCTTTCCTCCGGTAATTATTGGAGAGGATATAGAAATACCAGCAGATAATGTTCCGGCAAACGTTGCCGTGCCATCTATATTTATCGAGAATGTTGGATTTGTTCCATCATGTCCAATGATTCCATATGGTGTCATGGCAATTCCTTTACCGCTAGTTCTTACCCCAGAACTATTCCATACAAGATCTCCAGCTCTAAATCCAGAAAGCGCTTGTGTTGTTGCTTTAACATCAAACACTTTTAATATTTCACCAGTAGAAGTTTTAAGTTTTCCTGGTATATCAATGTCATTTATAAACTTCCCATCAGCATCAATGGCTCCTCCTATGGTAGTAGCTAGTCTATTTCCAACAGTAAGACTACCACCAAGACTTCCTGCTGTAATAGTTCCAAATGTTCCAGAAGCAGCTACAAGAATTCCACCAAAAGTAGCATCACCATTTAATGCACTAATACTAAAAGTTGTCTTTGGAATTCCTCCAACTGTAACTCCACCAACCAACCCAAATGGAGTCATGGCTACTCCATATCCACTTATTATTTCTCCACTAGAGTTCCACTCTAGTGTACCAGACCTAAATCCAGATAATGTTTGTGTAGTATTCTTAACATCAAATAGCTTAAGAATATATCTAGACTGTGTATTTAATGATGTATTAATGACGTCATTAGTAAAGTTTCCATCTACATTTATAGCTCCCCCAACTGTAGTAGCTAATCTCCCTCCTATTGTAGAGCTACCGGATACTACTGCTCCTGCAAAATAAGCATTGCCACTAGTCCAGTCTAATTTATATCCTGTCATTGGAGGGTCGGTTAACCAGTCTGGATTCCAATTTACCGAAGTGATATTACCAGCTATATCAAAATCTCCATAGAGAGTTAACTTACTTTTTGAATGATCCCAGAATAAATAAGATAACGCACTTCCTATAAATAGATCTCCACCTGATATAACCTTTCCATTAGCTGTAACAGATTCTCCGCTATAGTTTACATAGAACCAACGATCGTCACTATCTCCAATTCCACCATATAAACCATATCTATCCATCACCATATAAGGTTGACTACCAACTATACCACTAGATGGAATACCAAATGTAATCATTCCACCAGGCCCGCTTAAGTTAATAAGCTCTCCTATTCTAAAGTTACCAGCTACATAGCCGCTTCCTATATTAGCTATACTAATAACATTATCATTAGTAGTACTTTTACTCCCAGAGCTTTGTCCTGCTTGTCCATCACAAAGAGCGTTGACTGTAGAATATTCAACCTTACCTGGAAATACTTTTATGTATTTACTAGAAGAATCTACACCAGAATCTTCGACTACTCCTATAGCCGCTATCTTGTTTAGTTCTTCTAATGATCTATATGATTTACTGCTCATATCTTTTGTATTTAGTAATCATTTCTTTTTATCTTTCTTGTAGTGTTAATTAACTCTATATTCCTTTCAAAGAAATTAGCACTAATCGCCTTCTTCTTAAGCTTCTTAACTTCTAGTCTCAATGGTTTAATCTGAGCCTTACTCTTCCTAAGCTTAAGTATCTTGCTATTAAGTTCTCGTTTTTCCATCTCTGCTATCGCATCAAAACCTACTTCATGAGCTTTACCAGGAATCTTTCTAACAGATATCTCTGGTAAATCTCTAGCAAATAAACCGCTCACATCTGCATAGATATCTTTCTCCCACCATATAACAACCTTACCTACTTGTGCTGTCTTTGATGGGACTAGATCTTCTGCTCTAGAAGAATCAATAACCTCTAGTCCCATAGCATTCCAGAATGCCTTCTTCTGATAATCCTTATCAACTGTTTCATCTATTGAATGCCAATAATTTCCATATACTTCTATATATATATTATATGCCGGTAAATAAAAGTCTGCTATCCACATACCTTCTGGTAATGCGGTTACTCTATTATCTGCATAATTATACTGAAAGAAAAACTCTACTTCTGAAGCAGTTAAGTAGTTATAAATAATCTTTTCTGGTACAGTTCCTGGTATCCCAACACTCATGTCATAAGCTTCTTGGGTATACTTAGTCTTTCTAATCATCTTACTACTTAAGACTTCTACCTCTCTACCGTCTAATATATTCTCTACCAGTACCTGTTCTGATGTCTTTCTTTTTGCCATGCTTGGAGTCGGGAGTCGAACCCGATTGCTTTCCTGTATATAAGTTCTTTATATAGAGATTAAGAGTGGTACTCCGCCCCACTAAGCTCCAAAGGATTAGTCAGCTTCTCTAAGACTTAACATAACCCTATCACTTCCTCTACCATCTAAAGCCATCTTTATCTGGTTAGGACTGCTATTAGTTATAATGACAGCCTTAACATCTGTACCTAGATTAAGATAAGTATCTTGCTTTATATAGTAATCAATGACCGGCTCTAATCCTTCTATAGAATCAGTTTCGGTTATTGGATCAACTAAAGTGCAATATAATTTTTCTGTATCACCTGTTATGATCTTCTCATTAAGTTCTGCTATTAAGTTTGCAGCAGTAGCTCCTTGGTAATTATATGAATACTTCAATGTACTACCTTCATATATACTAAATAGATAATTTGTTCTATCTATCTTTATAGTATAGATATGAGTGCCAGCATAAGATATATGAAATGCCGGAGTTGATACGTTCTCAAATCCTATGTAGTTAAGAGTCTCTCTCTTTTCTACAGTATCCCATAAATCTTTAACTAGTCCGGCTCTAGTTCTTGCATCTGGATCTGTTTCAAACTCTACGTCTCCTAAATTATCTTCTAATGAATTCTCACATATGATAGACATATTCACACTCTTCAATACATTGCGCTCATTAATACTTCTCTGTAGTATGTATGTCCATACAATATCAGTACATACTGGAGTTCTAGTATTAATACTATTAGAGTATATAGTTGTCTTGATCTGTAATCTATTTCCACTAGTAGGATTTGGTAATCTGAATAAAGCAGATTCTGTAGAGCCTCCATCAAATTCATTAGAGTCTATATAAGTTCCTTCTAAGGAATTTCTTATAGATAACTTGCACTTAGTCCCCTCTTCAAACTCTTCAAAGATCGCCTCTATATTCTTATATAGTTTATCTAGCTTAACTAATCCAGCATCTATTAAAGATGTCTCTATATATCCAGAGTCTTGATATGGTCCACTATAAGAATACTTCTGTATTGTTCCGTCTGAATGGAATATAATTACATCGTTAATATTTAGTGAGATTATTCCTACTGGTATCTTATTACCAAATCCTTTTACTATCCACCAGTATGTAAAGAACTGATCATATAGCGCAGTACTCTTAGCTAAGTACCACTCACTGTCATTCTTTCTCTTTACTAAAGCAAATGCCTGCCATCCACACGTTGTGATACCGGCACAGCTTTCGAATTGAAAAGCCTCTCTGTCAGCCTGCATATTGGTATGAATAGTACCAGTACCATCTGTCATATAGATGCCTTGATTCTCTACAGAGAAGATAATCTTATTGTTCCATTCACAGAATCCCTTGAAATTATTTGCATTGATATAATCAGGGAAGTCCCATAGACTCATAGCACTGGTACTTCCTACATATTTCCAAAGAGAACTTTCTCCACCAATGATGGTTCCACCTGCCGTTCTTCCCATTGCCAGTGGTCTACCTTGCTGAGCTGGTAATGTCCATAATCCCCTAGTGGAATCAGGTGACCATAAGACTCCGTTACTAGTAGTCTTAATACCGTTATCAACATAACCAAATGCATAATGACCTTGTGAGCTTACATAGTAAACCTTATCTGGAAGATCTGACCAGATCTTAAAAGCTAATTGTTGTCCTCTTGCTGCAAAGCTATACTCCGTTGCACCATTTTCCATCTCTATTAATACATCTCCATCATAAGTAGAATCTCTACCGACAGAGCATGCAAACTCTGGATATACAGTATCATTACCATCAAGCGCCTCTATCTCAAGGAAGTATTTATCACACCTACTAAGAACTACACGGTCATCATCATTAGTAATATTATAATGATACCATGTCCAATCGGTAGCTGTTGGTAATGTTATTTGATATTCCTTTATTATAGAACTAGGAGCAATTCCTCCAGTTGTCATATCTGAATAATGGAACCTTAATATCACTCTTCCATTAAATCCCCCTACTGTTTTATATAGAACAGAAATCCTTCTAGCCTTTTCACTAGAGTTAAGTATTATAGACTGTGCAATCTTCCTATTATGTAGTAATCCAGATACTGCTACTGGAACTCCTTCTACTCTACTAAGACTAGGGGCCCATTGTATTATTGGACCAACCTGCTCCCATGTTCCATCAATGAGTATCCATCCCTTATAATCCCCCTTACATACATATAATACTTTTTGATAGTCAGCAGCATTGCTATCTACTACTTCAAAGAAACATGTAACAGGATGATCATCATGTGTAATACTACTTATTAAGACCCATTCACTAGCATTAGTAAGTCTATAGAATACATATCCTTTAGAAGTTCCTACATAAATCCTATCACTAGATCTATAAGTAGCAGTAACTTGTCCATGAGCACTAGTAAGAACACTACTTGTTTCAGTTACTATATCTTTCTCTAATTTGAATTCTCCTGGATAAGAAACATCTATACCATTAGAGAACCAATAAGCATTAGTATCTGATAAGAACTTCTGATTGATTCCTCTAGAAAAATTAGTCATTGCATCTGATTGCCAGAAATCAAAATCAGAATAGCTAGTCCTACCCGTACTGAACTTACTTCCCATAAGAGGTGCTGGTAGAACTCTAGCGGTCTTTGGCTCTATCATATATCCCTTATAGTCTAATTGTATATGGAATCTATTTTCTATTTGCATAAGCGAAGATATCTTCGTGTTAGAATGACCTAACAGGAAGTGTGTTATTTCTCTTTCTCTTTGAGAATTCTACTTCATCATTAAGCGTCTTCTGTAGTGCGATAAGAACATACTCATTCGCTGAACCTACTAAGGTCTTATATCTATCAAGCTTTGTCTTATCTAATAAGACACGGCTTATCATTTCCTTTAAACAAGCCTTCTTAAGTAATTGAGTCTGAGCATTGTTAAGCTCTATATCTTGATCATACGTAGTCTTAAGTTCCATTTCACCATACCAGACTACTTGTATTGAATCATCAATACTAGCTATCTCTTCATCATCTCTAGACGATACGTTTAGTTTGAGCAGTTTGATATCAGAATCAAAACTCCAATTACTGAAAGGTACTTTAGAATCATCTGATCTTACTAAGTAGAGATTCTTAATACCTATTAGATTAGGATACTTCTCTGTAAGATCTTCATTTAACTCTGACATATCTATATACATTAGAGCCGGATCCATAGTAGCTAATGAGATAGTTGAGTTATGTAAGATTGCGATATCAGGAAACAACTCACTGATTTGTGTGTTTAATATCTCTAACCATTCAATTTGTTTTACAACTATGAATGTAGAATCCTTAAGAGATGCTCCACATAGTTTTATGAATTTCTCTATGTTCATTTGTTTTTATTATAGCGGGGTATCATAGACGTGTCAAAGACACGTCTACTACTTGCTCCCACCTTACTTTCTTATTATACACCTTAGGGTTAATAGGCCTTATCGTTCCTGTGATCGCCCTATATAACTCCTTTCTTATCAATGGATTATTCTCTATATCCTTTTCCTTTAATCCATTAAGATATGCGGCTCTAGAAATCTGCCATTTATTCCACTTAGCAGAATCCCACCCGCTCCTGTCTTCCCATATACCAGCTCCCTTAAGATACCTCTCTACTTGTTTCTTTATAGAGAATGGAATACCTCCAGCTCCATATTTCTTCTGTTGTTCTAAGGCCCACTTAACTCCTGGATTACTACTGTTGTATTTAGAAATACCAGTAGCAAACCAATCTCCTAATGAGTATCCTTTTAACATCTTAGAGTTAGGATTCTTTTCAAAGTATCTTGCTCTAATCCATGAAGGCAATTGTCTAAAGAAGAACATGCCTATAGACTTATTAGATCCCATTAAATCTATCCACTTACTCATAGCTGCATTGTACACTTTGTTACAGAACCACTCAGCCTCTGGAGAATTCTCTACCCCCATGTACGAATTGATTCTCTGGATAGATAACCTCATAGAATCATTAAGACTATCAGAAGTAACACCGTCATAATACCTCAGTACTTTATTAAGCTTCTTCTGCCATTCATCAAACTTCTCCTTATGTATGAATGCGGAAGGGGGTAGTGACATAGCATCCCAATACTCCTGTAATTCTCTATGCTTACTAAGGAATCTATTTCTTGCTACGTAGTAATCATCTGCATTAGAATACTTATCCTGTGTTATAGCAAAGTACTTCTCTTGTAATTTTCTTATCTGTCTAATACCCTCAGGAACTCCATCTAAGAAGTAATCCGATAGATCCTTGTTCTCCTTAAGATATTCCCGCTTCTTATCATCATCCTTAATCTTATTATAGATAGCTAACTTCTTCTGGATATTAGTCGGCTCTAAGTTATTATCTTCATACGACTTATTGAGGTATTCATTAAGGTCTGGATTGTTCTTAAGATATTGCTCTCTCTTAGCAGATAATTCTCTCCACTTCATATAGTAATCAGAACCAGATCCTATTGATTCAATATCATACTTCATTCTTCTATAGATATCTGCCTTCTTAGATAACTCTATTTCTTCTGGAGTCTTATCTTTATCCCACCATTCCCTTAAGAATTTATTATTATCTATCCAAGCTATTCTAGCCTTTTGATCTTCCCATGTCTTAGCAGGTAGTGCATAGTACTGTTTGGAATATTGAGCCGCTTTAATTTTCTTAGGGTCATTATTAGACCATCTAACTAGATACTTAGAATTCTTAGGATTGAGTATGAAATCATAATACCCGAACATGTTGTTAGTGTTCCTGAATGTACTTAGAGTTTTTTTAAAGTTAGTATAATAGTCTCTATCTTCAGGTTTATGATTGAACCAAGCTTCTCTTGCTTCTTTATTATAATCAGCCCATAAGTATTCATCATAAGCAGCGCCTTCTTTCTTCGCTAGTTCAGCCCTGAATCCATAATACTTTTCAGCCTCTGGGTTACCATTGAACCAATATCTCTTGAACCAATCTGGTTGATTATAGAATCCTTGATAGTACTCTCCTGGTTGAGAGTTCTTAATCAGGTTATTCCACATCAATCTATACTCAAGCTTATTATGTCCTCCGGCAATAGGATGATTCTCTGCGTATAACTTACCAGCTTCACTATTAGCAAACTCTTCTAATAGCTTAGAGTACTTCTCATCATCACTATCTTCCATATATTCTTCTAATGTAGCTAGGATGTATGCAAACTTTTTAGCATCAGGATTCTTCTTAAAGTATTCATTCAAGTACCATGGATCAGTCTTAAGTAGAGAAGAATAATATTTATCAGGATCAACAGAATCCATAAACTTCTCTTGCATTCTTAAGTATTTGATCTTATCAGGCTTATCCCTTTCCCATGCTTTTACTTGAGCTGAATTAGACCAGAACCAATCATTCAAAGCCTTTCTTTCCTTAGACATATTAAACCCCTGAGACTCCTTCTCGTATATCTCATTGAATCTCTTCTGTCTTTCTGAAGCTAAAGGATAATATATTGCAGCATCTGGATGTGCTGAAAAATAGAATGCTTTAAACCATTGTGGCATTGCATTGAATACATCATAGTAATCAGCTCCATTACCTTCTCCACTCAGAAGTTCACCCCATGCATTTATATAAGCTTCATTAGCTTCTCTAAGAATCCTCTGGGCTTCTGGTAATGATGCTAGATATCTTTCTTTCTGTTCAGGAGTAAAGTATTTATTAAAAGCCTCTCTGTATTTCTCAAATGCTTTCTTTTGCTCTTCTTCTGAGTCACCTTCCTTAGGTAAATACTTATCTATGACAGCTTTAGTAGTATAGTAAGACTTGTCTTCAGAGCTCAATGCTTCCTTTTCACTAAGACTTAAGCTTCTGTATTGTTCAAGTTCTTGCTTCTTATGTTCTAATAAGTCTTTCCTAATAAGAGAAACTCCTTTATCTTTCCACTTATAAGTTATTAAATTATTTATCTGATCGACATCTAATCCTTTATTAGTAACATCTCTAATCAACTCTTCCTTATTAATAGGTTCAGTATACTCAGCGCCTAATGCCTGATACTTCCTTAGATTCTTTTCAGTTATATTACTGGGTAAGGTCTCTTCGATAATCTCAGTAATCATTCTCTGAGTTTCCTTAGCCTGTCGTTCTTTTTCTTTGAACTCCTTACGAGTATTAGTAGGTGAACTTTTCCAAACCTCTTCCATTATATCCCTAGCTTGACTGTTAGTTCTTAACCATTCATCACCAGAGCCATTCTTCTCTGCTTCTTTTTCATAGTACTTAGTCTGTACATCTCTCTTCATAACAGCCGCTCTAATCTCATTAGGTGATTTACCTTCATTATAAAGATTTAATTCGAATCCAATTCTAGATTGCCTATTGAACTCATCATATAATTCAGGATCTTCTTTCTTTATTTTATCTAAGTAGAAGTTCCTTACAGAAGGTGGCATAGAATATATCTTATTCCTAAGCTTATCTACGTCTGTAAGTGTCATGATATTTATACCGAAGAACTTAGTAAGTTCTCTAAACTTCTTACTCTTTAAAGGATTGCCTGTTTGCTCATATCCTACATCAGCTCTAAAGAACAGGTCATTAATTAACGAAGCTTGTGGAACTATAGAACTCATTAAGTTCCAACTCTTATCAATTAAAGATTCATCCTTCTTCTCTTTATTATATTTCTTAATCTCTTCCTCTATCTCATCATGAGACCATCCAAGTTTTCTTAATTGTATCCTACTCGGAGTAAAGTAATCTTTACCTGTTATCTCTTCAACGGCAGTTCCAACGAATGGACCGAATGATAATCCCATCAGACTCTTAAATGGATTCTCAACAGACTTCTCTATAGCTCCTACTGGATCTTGGAATAACTTAACTACTTCGAAAGCAGATAAAGGAATCTTAACTAAGTAAGTTTTACCACCTAACTGCATAGCCCATCTATCCTTATATTCATCTGAGAGTTCTTGTGTATTAGCTTCCCATACCTCAAGTAAAGCAACACCAGCATTAAAGGCTCTGATCCCCTCATATTTATAAAGCAGTTTAAGGTACAATACTACTGAGAAGTAACTATAACTAAAGAATGGAAATATCTTTCTGAATAACATTCCTGCCCTATTAAGATCTCTATAATCAAAGAAGAAATCTTTAATAATAGATCTTCCTGTAGTAGGATCAAAGACTGCGCCAGCAACCATATCTTGTGTTTGTTTCTGTAATATCCTAAGTAATACGACTCCTCTTCTCATTCTTTCTGTTTCACTAGCAAAGAACTTAAGATTATCCTGATACTCACTAGCTTTAGCTATCACATTTCCAAATCCACTTCTTTGATCAGAAGCAATGTTCTTTTTTAACTTAGCTTCAGATGCACTGGTAAATGTTTCCATAACACCAGAGTTAAGCATATATTCTATATCACTCCTAGTAATTGTAACACCATTAATGACTATAAAATCTTTCTGCTTATCTATTAAGTCAGCAACATCTTTAGCTTCTTTCCCCGTCTCTGCTCTTAATATTTGTAATGCATCAAAGGAATCACCTTCAAGTTGCTTTGTCATAAGCTTGAATTGTTCCTTGCTTATTAAGCCTAGCTTATACTGTTTCTTAAGATCATCTGCTAATATTTTCTTAAGATTTGCAGTATCCTTTAAGGCGTTCTTAGTTATTAACTTACCGAACTTAGCATATAGCTTAACTGTCAATGAGTAAGATTTAGCTAATGATTTAAGATCTTTTTCTATAATGAACTGTTTGAAGTGATCTTCGTTAGCATTGTTTATATACCAAGCCGGTCTTAATACTAAGACGAAAGTAATAAATGCTTTCTGTAGATGTCCTGGTATACCCAATGCCTTTCTCATTAATAGAATAGAATCTCTTACAAGTCCATATTTCTTCGATGGAAGTACACCAGTCTTAAGATAACCATTAAATGCAGATATATCTTTCTTCTCTCTAGCTATATCCTTATATAAATTTTGTAAGATATTTTTCTTTGTCTTGATAAGTATCTTATCTGTTATAGGTTGAGACCCTTTCCATTTAAGTATATTATCTTCAATACCCTTAAGTTGTTTCTCAAGCTCTTTGACTTTGAGTTCTACTATCTGTTCGGCTATAGCAAGATTCCTTTTATTATCAGAGAAAGCTCCGGTCTGTCTAAACCTGTTTACCAACTCTTCTCTATATTGATCTATTGCAGCTTGCTTCCATTTATACCACTCCTCCCTAAATTCTCTTCTCATCGAAGCAAGAATAATCTTTCTAGTAGCCTCTTCTACAGATCTCATTCCTTCCTTAAGCTCTAATCTTAATGGAAGGCTTGGCATCTTATAGGCTGCTCTAGTTGTCTCTGGATCTCCAAAGAAAGCCTTGATAGCTTTAAGCTGTTCTTTCTTTGCTTTATTGGTAGAGTAGACTATAGTACCAGCTTCTCTTGCATCTTTAAGTACTTTAGATACTTCTGATATAGACTGTAAATCCTTATAAGGATTACCCATATATAGAACATAACTAGCCCTGGCAAGTACTTCATCTTGTTGCTTTATTACATCTGGAGTTCCTTCAATAGGTTCTTCTTTCGGTTTTATAATTGGTCTATCTTCTATAGCTCGCCTCTCTACTTTAAGTCCTTTGTTTACAATATACTCCTGCATTGCTATCTCTATATTAGATAGCTCTCCTGTAGGAAATATAAACACTGTATCGGTACCTTCAAGTTCATCAACTGCATCTCTAAACTCTTTTGTAATTCCTCTTTGTTCTTTGTTAACCAGTACCAATACCTCTTTATCTTTCCAAGGTTTAACAAAGTTCTTTTCTTCAAACATCAAACCAACTAGCACATCTTCTAGATTAACTTTCTGTTCATACTTTAAGATGGAACTAGTAAGTTTCTTAATACTATCTTCCATACCAAGCACATCTGTAAAAGCAGGATCAGCCTTAGGGAATATACCGGCATAACCAGGAGTTCTCTTAGCCCTAAGAGTATCTTGAATTACTTTATATGTCTTATTTATTCCCCTTATTGTCTGTGATTCAACCTCAGTTAAAATGTTGCGATTAAAGAATGATGAATTAAACTTCTTGTTATTACTAAAGGTAACTCCTTTTTCTCTATTGAAGAAGTGTCCTCTTATTCCCTTAATAGTATCAATGTCGTTTATGCTTACATCTGATAATGAATCAACTTCATACGTAGGTATAGTTAACCCATCAACCTTTTCTCTGATCGCATCCCGCCATTCTAATTCAGCTTTAAGATCACGCTCTAATCTACTTATCTCTTTCTTATTACTCTTCGGCCTTTTTTTAAGTTTATTAATACTTGCAATCAATTCCTTTTCTCGTGTCTCAGATATAACATCTATAATTATATACTTCTCAACATGTACTTCTTTTGAACCATCAGGACTTTTAACAGTTTCAAATCTATACGAAGTATTCTCTATCTTAGGTTTTCCAAAACCTCTGTTATTACCAGCAGCTCTATCAGATTCCACGGTATTCTTAAAGAAGATCTTATCTCTTCCTTGTATAGTAATTAATTCGTTTCCTTTATCAGTAATCTTAAGGAAAGATAACTCATTAGTAATAGGCAACTCATCTGTAATAATATCACTCTTATAATCCCACTTAGGAGGCTTAATAGTTTCTATTACAGGAGCATCACCAAAGATATTTTCAGGCTTACTTCTCTCGTCATAGAGACTGTCTATAACCTGATAAGACTTTGTTTCATCAATATTTTCTTTTACTAATGAATTAATGTCTTTAATTGTAGCCTTGTTAAGATGTTCTAAGTTTCCTTGTTTATCTACTTTGTATAGATTATATAAATCATCCTTATTTCTTTCTTTTGATAATGATTCATTTATTTCGTTATCAATAACTTCCTTTTTCTTTTCAATGTTAGGATCAGTTAATTTAAGAAGATTCTTCTTATTCTTTTTAAGAATATCTTTCTTCATATAAGACCAGTCATTAATCTTTTGATTAACGTTCTTAGAAATATTAGAAAGTCCTTCTTGTATTTCTTTGTCAGATTTTCCTTTTACGTATATATCAGAATAATACAACTTCTTAATGTCTGTAATAACGCTATTAACATAATCCATTTCTGCCTTTGTTCCTGTTTTTATAAACTTAAAATCTAATGGTAATGGCTTTTTTCCAGAAGATATTTTGTTATATATATTACTTAACCTTTCTTTGAGTTTATCTATAGTATTAAGCTTAATAGCATCTGTATATGGAATCTTATAATAAACATCATTAAGTTCAGTATAAGACATTCTTCCAGTTCTAATAACCTCTAGTTTTATTTCTTCATTATCAAACTCATAATCCTCCCAATCAACTTTCTCTGGTATTAATTTCTCTCTAGTCTCATTAACTATAACAAGGTCACCTTCTTTAAAGTCTTGTCTTGGTTTTAATTCTCCGACCTCAGTAATCTTATCTTTTATAGTAGGAACTATGTAAATAACATTATCCGTCTTATCTTTTCCATATACAGAATTATAAATCTGACCACCTTCTAAAGTAGACTTGAATTGAATATCTTCAAGAGGTTTCTTTGCAACTAAAGATAATTCACTTATTGAATTTACTCTATTGTCATAGACAGCAGCAAGATCAACCTTGTGCTCCCTACCAAGAAAGCCATCTTTACTAATTCTTTTAGATGTCTTATGTCCTATCTTAATTCCTATATCTCCCAATACATCTAAGCTAGTTGTTTCCTTGGTGGTATCTAAAATCTCCTTAATTCTTTTAATAAGATAAGCTTCTTCTAATTGACCACGTCCTTTTTCAATTCCATCTTCATTGTATTGAGGGCCTACTTCTTCAGCTCCAACCGTAAGTTCAGAACTTTTCTCATAAGCCTTACCTACCCCACTAGGGTCACCTTTTATGTAATCAAGATAAGCTTCATTTACTTCAGGATCTTTAATGCTCTTGCTTCCAAACTGGTTATTGAAGGCTTTATTGTTTTCCTTCATAAACTCAAACCATACTTCTTTAGGTTTAGGAATATTAAGGTCTCTGAACTTAGCATAATTATCTCTAGCTTTATCTAATTTCTTTAAGTTCTTTTCCTTATTTAGATCTTCAAAGGTTACTTCATCCTTAAATAGTTTTTTACCGTGTCTATTGTACCATACCTTAAAGCTAATATCCTTTACTTGATCAACCTCCATACTTTCAGGCTTAAGGAACTCAAGAAGATTGTTATGTAACATTTCTAGTTTTGCCTCATCGTTTGAAGTAACTACCTCATTCAGTAATGTTAATGCGCTATGAACATCTGTTTTATTTTTAACTTCTAAGATATCGCTAAGACTATATAGTTCATTTATATTAAAGACTTCTTCTATATCCTGAAGCATAGCTAGTTTCTTTAAATCTAAAGCATATGAATCCTTATTTATATTATCCTTATCTGTAATACGCATAATCATTTCGTCTGCATCTTCTAGGTTCTGTAATAACCTATGCTCTCCAACTATCTCGTCAGCATTAACACCAAAGAAATCTTCTGCATCATTCTCTAATTTTCCAATAATCTTATTGTATGCTTTAAGTTTATTGTCACTAGTATCAAGCACGCCTCTAGCTCTTAATGCTTTTAAGTCTTCAAAATATGCTCTATATATTTTTATAAGAGCTGTTCTTTTACTAGGCCTAGCCAATACATATGCTTTAGTTAGAAGATCTAACTTCTTTATGTCTGCTTCTGCCATACTAGCTAATACTTTATCTAGTTCAGCATAGTCACCTGGCATAAGTAAGTTGTTCTTTATATCAGCTACATAAAAGTCATATGCCTTACCGCCTTTCTTAGACATACTAAACTCTTCTACTGCCCCAATTGTATTAAGTGCATCTATGGCAGGTATTCTAACTCCTTGAAATCTTCTAAATGCATATGGAACTAATACTATAAATCTATTTCCTTGATCGTATAACTCTTTAAGTTTAGCTACCTCTTCAGCAGTAGTTCCATAATTCATAGGAACAGAAACAATACCATCAGATTCTTTAAAGAGTTTGCTTTCAACTCTTTCATCTAATAGTTTGTTTAATTCTTCCTTAAGTTGTTTTATCTTAAGTCCTAAAGCTTCTTTGTCGTTAGGTTTAGCAACCTTAAGTCCTTCGTTAAGCTCATCTAATTCAGCTTTCTTTTCCCTAATTATAGATGTCTTCTCGTACATTAAGTCCTTAAGCGATACATCTGAATTAGGAAAGTTCTTAAGACTATCTCTCTTCTTATAATGCTTTTGCTTATTAAAGATATCAGACATCATCTTTCTACTTCTGTTAAGCTCTTTAACAACGCTAACTATATCTTGAGATAAGAATTCTTGTACTTGTGTGAATAGATTATCAGCCTTAACTTTTCTTATCTCTTCTATATTCTTCTTAGAAGTAGTAGCTGCATAGTGTCCAATGTTTCCAACAGGAAGACCGCCTTCTATATCAAGGCTTCTTACTACTAGACTAAGTTTACTAACGTTATTTCTAATAGTATTAGATACCTCAGACGTAACAGACTTAGATAGATCACCAGTTTCTTTAGCTCTCTTATACAGATCAATAAGATCTAATACATCTTGCTTAGAATCATGTGTCTCTACATAGTCATCTCTAATATAAGCACGGTAAAGTTCTTCAAGACTTTTCTTTCCTTTAGCTTTAGCTGGATTGATTATATGTAAAGTATCTAAGACATCTTTATTCTCAAAGTTATTCTTCATTTCTGCCTTTGAGTATTCGTTCCTAAGTACTTGAAGATCAAACTCTTTTAAATTGTGACCCATAACGGCTTCACAATCTTTAATATCGTTATTAAGTTCTTTTAAAACTGTAGATAAATCAGGATTGCCTTCAACGTCTAACTTATCTAAACTTAATCCATTTTTTGCTAAAGCAGCATCAGCTGCTCCTGAAGTTACGATCTCTCTAGTATCTTCATCAGGCTTTATAAGATATGACTTAGTTGAATCCTTTATAATGTTTCCATCCTTATCTATGATGCTCCAGCCAATACTTAACATCCTATCTTTACCTACATCAAGTCCTGTAGTTTCTATATCAAGAACAAGTATCTTATTGTGTTCTTTAACTTTAAGATACTTCTTGTTATTAAACTTCTTAATAAGAGAGTTTGTTAGATGTTCTAATCCTATATCGTCAAGCTCTGTTACTCTATATAGGTCCTTAGCTAGATTCTCATCGATATTTTTAATATCACCAAATACACCAGCCCCTCCTTTAGTTGTGTTATTAAGCTTATTTAATACCCTGTTCCTAAAGTCGTTCTTAGCATTTGTTTTTTGAGACTCTATTAACTTATTAGAAATAGCCAATAGCTCACTAAAGTTATTGATGTCAGATGATAGTAAACTTCTGTATGTTTCTATATAAGCTATGAACCTATCTAATAGTTCATCTCCAACAATCTTTTCGTTCTCTGATAATAACCTAAACTCCTCGAATAAACTTGCTATATCAGAAGAACCCTTAGAGTTTATTTTTTCCTTATAAAGTTTTCTTAATAGATCAACAGTATCGTTACCATCTAATATTTCTTCACTATTAACAGTACCTTTCTTTTGATTAAAGTTAAGTCTTCCAAGATATTCTATTATCTCAGTCTTTTGTGTTCCGGGTTCAAATTCCATAACAACCTTATCGTCTATTACAACTTGTAGATGTCTAGGAATAACCTTCTCGTCTATAAGCTCCAGGTTAAGTTCCTTTACAGTATCATCGAGTCTTATATCTATAGCATTAGATATATGAATAGTAATAACATCCTTAATAGATAAGGCCTTCTCACGCATCTGATGAATAAACTTATCATAAAGGTGTATTACTTTTTCAGCCTCATTAATTATCTCAGTAGAATAACCTCTACTTATTAATTCTGCTACTGCATAATTCTTTGTAATTTCATCAAACTCCCTATTAGCTATAAGTTTATGATATTCTTCAGAGCAATTAATTACTTTCTCTTTTAAATCATTAGGTAGATGCTTTAATAACTTCTCCTTCTCAATAGAAAACATCCCAGCATTCCTTAAGGCTTTTTCGTGTACGGTATTAGGATCTATTATACCTACAAGCTCAGACAGAATATCATTTCGCTCTATAATAAGCTTGGATACATCATCCCCTCTAGCAATTCTAATGAATAACTTATTAATCGCATCCTTTAAGTCGGCTGGATATATATCAAACTTCTTAAGTGCATCCCAGTCTGCATCAGTAGCTGTATGTGGCGATACGATTAATGATTTAATCTTGTTCTTAATAACTTCTTCTTTAGTTACACTGGTTTTAAGTTGTACTTCACCTTTCTCATCTAGGTATTGATTCCAGTCAAGAGTTTTATATTCATTATCTTTAATACTCCACTCTTTTCTTTTTAAGGGTTCATAATTAATATCGTCGTATAACTTACCGAAGTAAGAATATAATTCCTCTGACTTTAAAAATGCTTTTTGAATAGCAGAAAACCCAGCTTTATCTATAAAGTCGTTTATAGTACCTCTCATCCAGAACGGCATCTTTTCTAATGACACACCTAAAGTAAACCAATCCTTAATCCTATCTCCTTTATTTACTAACCAATTCCAAGTTTGTTTTGCTTTAAATGCTTTAGTTGTCTTATCTACATTAGAATCTTTCCAGATAAAATCTATATCATCAAGCTCATCCTTGATAACTTCGTCTATAGATACTATATCTTCAGATTTTAGTTCTTTAATAGTTCGTCCATCATCAGTATCTTGTGCTAATTTAATAATACCATTACCATCAACCTCTTCCTTTGTAATAGTATCCTTAACTTTAACAACTTTCTCAGTAGGAGTTACATTAATAACTTCACCAACATGTCTAACTCCATCTTTTGTAATTACTATAATATAAGAACCGTCTTTTACTTCATTAAAGACACGTGAATTAACTCTAGTTACATTGTTCTTATCGTTGTTTATTAGGTTAAATAAGAAATTATTCCTACTCTTACCTATGGCAAGTTCATTAATCTTAAACTCATCTCTAAACTTTAATGATCTTGATTTAGTCAAGAAACCCTTCTCTCCGAACATAAGATCAAAGAAATCCTTAGTCTTATGAAGAGTAACCATACTATCTGGCTTACTATATTTTTTTATAAAGGCATCTCTAGCTGCTACATTCTTTCTTTCTATATCAGAGAGAACACCTTTTGCCTTATCTATTTCTGGAAACTTATCTAAAGCCCAAGCTTCTACCTTAGCATTCCATCTAGTAAAGCTATCTTTATACCACTTAAGTTTATTCCTAAAGAATGAGTTAGTCTCGAAGTCTACTAGCATCTTCTTATTAAGATCTAGTATAGTATTCCTAGTAAAAGAATAGGGAGTTATTGTTATACCTTCAACTCCTCTACCTAATTTACCAAATAATCCCGCGGGAGTTATAAAGTTTAATGGATCAAGTATATTCTCAAAGAGTTGATTGCTTAATTCTAATCCTACAGGATTTCTTATTTGCCACTCAAGATATGTAATTGGGTCAAGTAAACCCTGGGCCCATCTTTGTCCAGGCAAGAAGTAACCTTCTTCTGTTTCAGGCATCTTAATCACATCTCCACTCTTTAAGTTAGACAAATCCTTATCAGGATTCATAGCCTCTAACTGCAAGTAACGAGTCATCTCACTTGTTTTTTCAGAGAATAAAGCAAATAAATTTACATCTTTATTAAGTAAAACCTCTTTATACTTTACTCCATCTGGAGTCTTTAATACATTACCAGTATATAACTGAGAGGCAACTCCTAATGGATTCCATAAATCAGACGCACTTTTTATATTAAACTGAGATCTTATATGATTCTCAATTGCTATATCAGAAGCTTTGTCTAAAGCAATCCTTGTCTCTGGAGTTATATCTCCTACTAATTCTCTCAATGCATTAGTAGTCTTATCGAGTCCAAAATTAGAAACTATATCATAATATACTGCAGGAACCTTAACTCCAGCTACAACAACACTACTTGCCCAATTAAGTCCTTCTAATAATCCTATAGCAGTATATCCAACTGCTTTTTCATGAGCCTTATCACTATTAGTAAGATTGTTTATAGAAGTTCCTAATAATGTAAGTGCTTTTTCTAGGGGATTGAATTCAGAATACTCTGGATCAAACCAATTCATTATCCATGAACCAGCAAGTTTCTTTTGTTCTCTTTCTTCGAACTTCATCTCACTTATGCGTCTAAATCCATTAGCTAAGTAATTAGCTTGTAATAACTTAATCTGTGATTTAGTAACATTATCAGACCATCTAAGATAATTATTGTAATTAACTATATCTTGATTATCTTGATATGAATCACCTCTCATTATTCCGGCATCTAACTTAGCTAATGCTAATGTCTTTATGTTTCTAGCTAAAGAACTTTCAGTAGATGCGCCTTCTATAAATAACCTCTTAAGATTGTTCTGATCTTCATAATTAGATATGATACCCTGAAAGTTATTGAGAGAGTTCTCAAAATCTGAACTCATAGTAACAGTCCTATCTGTTATAGCCATTAACTTGGTCTTATAATTAGATAAGGAATCCATAAGATTACCAACTCTAATAAGATCAGATTGCTTTATGTCAACATCTCTTATATCTTCTGCTGTAATATTGGGACTAGAGAGAATAGTCATAATCTCTCTATAATTCTTAATGCTTTGGAGCTCTGAACTTATATCAGTTATCTTCTTCTCAAGATTATTACTTTCTAAAAAGAGATTATTGTATTCCAAGAATTGTGGATACATATCCCTTACAACTGACAAGTCTTTATATTTATTCAAGAACCTCTTTTGTCTTTCTATCCTAACATTATTATCTGTAGATTCGAAGATATTAGAGAAGTCTTTATAGAATGTAGTTATATCACTATTAAGAGCTGGCATTACTTGACTAAGAGTAGAGGCTGTTTGGCTCTTTAACGATAACCTTTCAAGTAAACTTAATATTTGAGATGTTTGTTTTCCTTCCTTATCTATATATCCAGAATCAATTCCTTCTTGCATATAGGAATTATATTCATTAACAGCATCCTTTTCATATTGAAAAGCTGATACTTCGTCTGTAATACCAAGATCTTTAGCTGGAACAACATGCATAGTTCCACCTTCTGGTAATGGAACTTCAGTCTTAGTTATTAATTCTCCTTGTTCATATTCACTTGCAGCATTCCAGGTTTGCTTATTACGTGCAACTTTTACTGGATCTCTTAAATCTTTTAAAACTTTTTCAAAATCTGTAGTCTTTGGAGTTATACCAGTAAGTCGTTCATATTCTTTTACTGTGTTCTTATATATCTGAGTCTGTCTATATTGCTCTTGTTTATCTCCAGCCTTAACTGCTTTTTTATAATTAGATAAGTAAGTATCAGTCTTTTCCTTGAGTTCATTAGTTATATCTTCAAGAAACTTCTGAGTGTTAAAATCTTTTAATCTATCACCCAAAAGAGGAATCCAACCTAAGGCAACAGATGTTGCCGTATCTATTGGTTGTTGAGTTTTAAACGGCATAAACTCCTTAGTCTCTTTATACTTAGGATATATTAATTCTTCTGTCTTAGTAGTCTTAGGAATAGAATAACTAGGAAGCGAAGGTATCTTCGTTTTTGCCTTCTCTATCTTAGGAACTTCTGGTTCTTTATATTGATATATACCTTCCCTAGGCAGCATGACGTAATCACCCGCTTTAAGTTCTTTCCATGTAAATCTAGGATTAAGTTCTATTAATCTCTCTTTAGTAATATCATATCTCTTAGCTATAGTATCTAGAGTATCATCTGGCTTAGCTTCAAGCCATTCATTACGAGCGGGATTATAGATGGTTAATATAGTTCCAGCTGAAACATCATCAGTATCTAGATTATTTATTTTCTTCAACCTATCTACAGAAACATTAAATTGCTTGGCATAAGCTTCTAGTTTATTATCTTTACCAACCTTAATCTGTAATGGTAGCTCACTGGTCCATGCTAAATTCAACTCTTGTCCCTCTTTGATAGAGTTATTATCTAGTATGGCATTCCATCTAGCTAGATCACCAGTCTTAAGATTATACTGTTTTGCTACTGAATCTAGGTTTTCGCCTGCCTTAACTATATGTTTCTTTACTTCCATCTATATTATATTACATTAAGCCCATAGCATAATCTTCTTGATCTTAATCCATGTATCAGATAGATTGCCATTGAACTTAACCTTTTCAGGTTTTTGTTTATAATCTATATCCGCCTGAATGCTAAGAATTCTATAAAGTTCTTGAGCTAAAATATCACTGTTTGTACTTATGATACCAGGACTTAAAAGAGAATTCAAGTCGATATGCTTATGATATATCCAGAAGAAATTCTCATAAACAGTCGGCTCTATATTATTACATACCACACAAGAACATTTTGTTTCTTTAACAAGCCGTCTAAGATCATTTATACTACTACCTGTATAGAATAAAACATCACATGAATCGCCTTCATCTGCTATCTCTACTGACCTAGATAATAATAACTCTGCTACATAGCCCTTTAATGGGTAAATATATATTTTCATAGAAGTAAGGAGAGGATTCGAACCTCTCCATAATGCAACCTGCTTACTTATTGAATCTTACTGATTCAAATCCTCGATGACTCCGAACTTAGAGCAGCAGTTAGTTGTCAATGCGCCGTAGCCATTGATAGTCAACTGACACCAATCCTTGTTTTGAGAAGTCTTAAGGTCTTGCCATCCTGTTGATTGGAATGCTTGTAACACTCTCCAGAAAATGTAATTCAAGTTGATGAAGAATGCCTTATCAAGTGTTGGAATTAATGGATCAGAGATCATTTCGATTCCTTTAAACTTGAATCCAGTCAAACCTGCATCTACTGTCTTTTCATCAAGAGCCCTAGTAGCAATAATACTCTCGTACCTATTGCCAGCGGTTCCAGTAACCACAGTCTTAGTCAAGTTGTTCTCATAGTTTTGGATTACTCCATCACTAGTAACAATCAGGCTAGCAGGATCACCGTTACCATAGGTCTTGGTTCCGTAGTAAGCTGAGTTCAATAGATCCCATGAAAGATCTCTAGATGTACTAGCTGCTACGTCCCTATACCCTTGCCACCATGCATAAGTCTGTTTGTCGATAGTACCGACAATTCCAGAGCTAGCACAGATTCCTCTTAATCCGATCATTCCATTGCCACCATCTACTTGAGAGCTATAGAAATCTGATACTAAGTTCCTCTTAAGTTGCTTAGTTCCAGACATAAGCCTCTGAGCAGCTAGATCTATGACCCTAGACTTTCCTGAATTCTGCTTAATGTCGATGTTGTGTATCTTCACACTTGCTTGGTACATCTTCCAAGTGTAAGAAGCACCTGCCAATGTGTCCTCATCTCCAGCAACAAAAGTATCTGTTCTTCCATAAGACCCAGATGTTCCGGTTACTGTTTGAAAGTAATCGATTTGGAATGCCTTTCCACTAACGGTTGTTTGTGCAAATGGAATTTCCAATTCAAGATGAGTTGCATCAGTCACGCTCTTAATCTTGTAAACTGCACCATCGGTAATGGAAATAGATCCTCTATTAGCCATACCTGCTGTAAAGCTTGCGCCACCAGCACCAGTAACAGTAGTTGATCCCTTAGTTGCGGATACTGTTCCAGTTGCATAAGGAGTTGCAGCCTCTTCATTTACTGATCCGATCTCAAGGGTTTCGATAATTGCTCTACCATCCAAAGATGGAGTCGCCATTCCGAAGTCACCTTCTTGAGAAATGCCAAAGATCTTTTCTAGTATAGGAGATCCTTGAAAAACCTGATTAGTTACCAAGGGCATGAAATTTTCCCTAGTAACAACGTTAAGTTGCTCTATCATGTATATTTATATTTACTTGTTATTAACTATCTATAACAATACTACGACTCAGAAATGCTTGATTTAGCCTTCTTAACCGCAGCTGCCCATTCGTTACTTAGTTGTTGTCCACGTGTTAACGTAGACGCTTTACTAGTTTCGGCAGGGTCAACAGGTACTGATCCTGGAGACTGAGGTAGGACATTGCCGCCCTCAAGTTCTTTCTTAACTCGCTCCGTGATCTCAGCTTCCTTTTCTTTTAATAAATCCTCTTTCAGTTTTTCAATCCTAGCTGTCTCTGCTTCATGAGACTCTTTAGCAATATCATCAATAGCTTTGCCTTGATTATTTGCCATCTCTACTAGAATCTTTTCCTTAACTGCATTAGGATACTCCTTCATCACTCTATCCAAATCTGAATTAAATCTTTCCATTGCCTTCTCTTGTTCCATAGCTACAATTCTTTCTTCCAAAGACTTAATTACTTCAGGATTAATTCCTGGATCAACTGGCTTTGGTTCTGCAACTGGATCAGGAGTAGTATCCACTGGCTTTACTGGCTCCGGAGTAGGAGTAGGATTAGCAGGTGGAGTCACTTCTGGATTAATTACTGGATCTTTAACATCATTTGGTTTTGATTCTTCTGGCATATTGTTGTTAGCTTGGGCAGCTTTTAATTGCTCCTCAAGTGTTTTATTTATTATGTTATTTTGTTCTTCTAGTTCGATTATCCTAGTATTAAGACTTTCGATTACTGAAGAATTATCTCCGTTTGCTTTTTTTTCTTGATCGAGTTGAGTCTTAAGAAACTCTATCTGCTCAAACTCATCCAAGTCTTCAAAGTTTTTATCTGGCATAATTTATACTTATATTATATTTATAACTAATATTTTCTGTCAAATAACACTACGCTCCTTTACCTTTAGAAGATAGCTTAGCCATATTCTTACTGCCATACTTATTACGTCCTATCCAAGCAGCAAGTGCACCTGGTTTCTTGACTCCTTTCTTGGATAGTTCGGCAGATAACTTCTTAAATCTATTACCTGATCCAAGTTTATTCTTACCTTTTTCCTTAGATGCCTTAGCATAATTCTTGGCTTGCTCTTCTTTTGTATATTTTTTAAACATATTATTTTTTTAATTTAACCGGGTAATAATAGTTATATACAGCTCTTCTTACTGGATCACTAAGTTCTTGTCCTATTAACTTCTTAGCCATAGCTTCAAATGATCCATACTGACTAAGATACTTAGCTGAAAGATCTCTTAGTTTACTTATCGAATAAGCCTTAAGAGCTGGATCATCTAATTGATTAAGATTCTCTAGCTTCTTAATAACTTCTTCTTCTTTAACAACCTCTTCTTCTTCCTTAGTTTCTTCTTCAGTCTTAGTCTCTTCTGGTTTACTTCCTAGATTATCTCTTATCCATATCTGATAATCAGTAAGCTTATCAGTTGATTTCTTAAGCTCATCTGCATAAGCTTTAAGAGAACCATACTGCGTCTTAATAATATTCTCTAAGGCTGATATATCCGTCTGAGGTAAATTCTTTAAAGATTCTATATTTTTATAATCAATCAGAGGGATACTAGTCGTAGTAATCTTACCCTCTCCAGCCTTTACTCTCTTAAGAAGAGGATCTTCTATTGTAATATTAGTTATATTAGTCGTAGCTGGCTTAGGAATAGTAGGTGTAAGATTTAACATCTTAGTTACTTTATCATATGCTGTAAAGTAACTATCGTTCTTAATCTTATCGTTATAGTTATTATATATCTCAGTAAATAAAGCAGATGGCGGCTTCTTTCCTTTATCTATATACTCCTTTTGAATATGTTGAACTAAGCCAGGAATAGAACCCCATGTATTCTTAAGATTATTCTCTGTCTCTATAATCTTTTCAGGAGTTAATCCTTTGATTGTGGTAAGATTCAGCTTATTAAGAATAGAATGATTTATATCAGAGATATTAGGAAGCTTGTAATTATTAGCTGCGACTTGTAATGGATTAACATTGCCTTGAGTAGCTTGTTTGTTAGTACTTATAACCTCTTTATAACTACTAAGGTCTTTCACATCTTTACCTGCAAGGAAATCTACATAAGCCTTCTCTATATCATAACCAGAATCTAAAGCCATCGGGTCTTTAATACCTATACTATTAGCCCATCTATAAAGATTACTCTTCTCAGTATCAGTCTTCAGTAATTTATATTCCTTTTTTACCGGAACATCTACAGCCTTATCAGACGAAGATACCTTCGCTTCTTCTTTAATAGGACTTTGCTCTTCTGGCTTAGGAACACCACTACTAGTTGGGTTATATGGAGTTATTGGATTCACTACCTGTTCTTGACTTAGAGTAGGTGTAATAACTTTTTGTGTATTTGTTGGATAAGTAACATTACTGATGTATGGATTCTTAAAATAGGGCATTTTAGCTGGAGTAGTATTTCCCAAACTATTTCCACCACCTCCAGAAGCACTACTACCAACAGACTTATTGTTATATTTTTCCATATTTGCCTTTATTCCTATGTTGGCATATGGCTGTGTTGGTAGTTGTGTATTTACTGCCTGCTTATTATTAATAAGATTATTAATAGCATTCTTTAAATCTTCTAGTATATTGCTCATATCTTTGGATTCTTTATGTTGATTATATTCTTAGCACCAGGCTCTGGTGTATAATCTACTGGTCTATTAAACTCCTGAAAGTCAAAGATATACATGAACAATGGAGCATCTCCCCAGTTCTTCTGTCTAGATGCATCACTCATCTGATGATATTTAAAGTCATTAACGAAATCAAAATCATCAACTATTTCACGTACTGTTACAATTCCATAAACCTTCTTACCAGCTAATAAGTATTGTTCTTCTAATAATTCAGGCATCTTCTTTGGCTTTAAGAAGACAACCTGCTTTCCATCTGCAAGATTCTTAGCAATAGGCTCATTAAAGTACAGAGCAGGAAGACTCATCATCTCTTTAGTGGGCTGTACCTTAGTCCTGTTCTTCTGTGTAGCTGCTATAAGCTCATCTACATCTGGCTTAGTTTCTCTTTCGAATGGAGCAGCTCCCTTCTCACCTGCTAATTCAGATGCTTTACTAGCGAATCTACCACCACCCATCTGACTAGATAATCCTCTCTGCATGTCTTCTTCTGTTGGTTGTGCTTGTTGTTGAGCTGCTTGTATCACAGCTGCCACCTCTTCTTGTGTAACAATACCGCTATTAATAAGCTCTAATACCTGCTCTTCACTGAGCTGTCCTTCTGATATTGCCATAAGTATCTGTTCCTTACTAGGTCCTTGAGCTTCTGGTTGAGGTTGAGCCTCTGGTTGTGGCTGTGCTTCTGGTTGTGGTTGCATACCAGGTTGAGCTTCTGGTTGTACTTCCTGTAACGGCATAGGAGTTGGAGTTACTTCCATAGAATCCTGATCTAATGGGCTCTCTTCTTTATCCTTTGTTACTTCTATTAAGACTCTGTCATTCATATCTAACAAAAGTTTAGCCGTTAACTCTTTATCAGTTTCATTTACCTTAACAAGAACCTTATTACCTTCTATAGGAGTAGTCCAGAACTTATATTGTAATCTACCCTTAAGCTTCTCAAATACTAAGGTAATAGTATCTTTCTGTAGTAATTTCCTAATCTCCATCTGTGTCTTAGCCTTGATAAGTTCTCTATTAAGAGACTCTTCTTCCTGTTCTTTCATAATCTTTCCAGGTTGCTTATGTCCCAAAGCTTTAAGAGCTTCTGATTGCGAGATAAGACCGGCTCTAAACTTATTAAGAGTCATATTCTTTTCTTCACTAGTATCCTTATTAGAAAATTCTACTAAGTAATCCTCAGCAGTAAGCTTACTTCCTACAAAGAATTCAGTAGGGCTTCTTAATCCGAATTGTTCCTTGAACTTATTCTGATGAGCATCATAGTAATCAAGGATATAGTTATCCATATCAGTAAAAGCCTCTTCTATTAAGATTACCTTAGCTTCAAGTTTTCTGAATGAAGCCTTGATAAGGTTAGTCAAAGCTCCTCTTTCCCTAACACCAGCCATAGGATTACCTAAGAAAGCATCATTTATTCCGAGATGTCTCATCATTTGAGATTGAAAAATCTCTGGCATATTAACAGCGTACTGAGGTATTTGACCAGGAGCCTTATATCCGATCTCTCCCTCACGATTCTTTCCTACTATGATCTGCTTATAATCTTGTTGCATTCTTTCTACTACCTGGTTGATATCAATACCAGAGTCGATGTCATAAACCAATAAAGGATTAGCTATAGACTTAGCATTCTTATCAATAGCACCTACTGACTTTTGAAACTTATCAAGCAGCTCTGTAAGAACAAGAGTTACTGGCACAGTATAAAATGAATTAAGTAATTCAGTATCTATAGCTCCAAAGAAAGGATATCTTTTAGGAGAAGGAAACTTCTGTTTATATAACATCTTTCCATTCTGTAAATAAGCAACATTAAGATCTAATGCTTTACACCATATATCATAGATAACCACGTTATCTAGATCTTCTATTGCTCCTAAGAAACTATCACAATCTTTATTATAATTAAGAGAATCAACAATATATTTCTTAGGTACTTTAGTAAGCCTTACTATAAAAGGCTGATCTTCATATGTAGGAATAGAAGAATCACCTGGAATAATATCATAAGCTGTCAATGGATACCATTTATTTCCATCGAAATACAAACCAAAATATCCATGAAAGAACATCTCAAGGATTAATCGTCTTAAGTTAACTCGTCTCTTACTTTTCTTATGAATATGTTCCAGTTTCTTCTCCCACATATCAGTAAGAAGTTCTTGCCCATTAAGACTAGACTCTATGTCTATGCTCCATTGTGATTCAACAATCTCATCAACGAATGCATTCAATAAGAATTGCATAGGATTGTATGGATTGGGCTTGTTCATCATTATAGTATCAACTAAGTTGATCCTTGGAAATAAAGTAGATGAATTGGCATGCATATTCACCTTCTTTCCGAAGTAATAAGTAGACACATTCCCCTCTGTAGCTTGAAGAAATTTAATATGTCTAGCTTGTGCTTCTAATGCGCTCTTAAATAAGCTTTGTTCATTCATTATTTTGGTTTAATTACAATTATAGGATCACAATAACCATTAAGCATTCTATCTATCGCTTTCTCTAAGCTCTTTGGTATATCTTTCTGTTGTTCTTTATTCTCTAGCTGTGCTAAAAAGTCTTCTGGATTAGGAATCATCAACTTAGATGCAACATACATCATATTAATGGCGAACCCATAATCATCTCCTACTCCAGTCTTCTTAAACACCTTTCTAACAACACCATTTCTTACTTCATTAGCAGGAACCATGTTCCTTAAATGAATATAAACATCTTCTAATGTTACAATATCGTTAAGGAATACTATATCTTTATCATTAAGCGCGTCTATCATATGCTGCACGCTTTCATTTCTCTCTATGTTTACTAAGCCTAAAGATCTCTTTAATTCATAGTACTTCATCTTAGCTTTAGTAAGTTTAGATAGTTGCCATGTCCTGATATTAGCAAGCCATACTTTATCTGATCCAAACTTCTCTTGAATCCTTAAAGCTGTCCATCTATTAGGAGCCATATCCATTACTACCTTATCTGGATTATATTCTTCTATGGCTTTAAATAGATCGGACTCTTCATCTATGATCTTTATGTTAGTTATAACACATCCTTTAGGGGAAACAACACCTTCACAATAATGGAATCTATTTCCTTGATCGATTCCTATTATCTTATAGGAGTTTTTCTTATAGGTCCTGACATAGTCAGTAAACCTAATCTTAAGACTATCGAAGGTCTTCTTGTTAATAGAGGAAGTACTATCAGAATAAGGAAGACCGAGAGTATAATTATAGAAATGCTTAGCCGGATCTGTCCTGAACTTCTTAATAAGAGCAGTAGCAGTTACCCAAGATAACATCATCTTAGAGATATGATACCCACTTGCTCCATTACCATTAGAGTTAGTAGGTATCCATACTCCATTAATCCTATCCTCATCAGAAATTTCTGCATGACAATCGGCACAGCAATAACATTCTTTTTCCCTATCTATATTATTAGGCCAGGTAAGTACCTGTCTTTTACCGCATGCTTTACATGTAACAAACCACTCTTTCCTATCTGAAGCTAGAAACATGTCATGTATTCCATTAGCTTCAGATATAGGATATCCAATACAATAGTTAATACCCTTAGATTTAGAACCCTCAAGACGCTCTTGGAACATTTTCCTAGATGCTGCGGGTTGGAAGTCATACTCGTCATTGACGACTATATCTCCATCAATAGATTGTGCACCTGATTCTGATTGCGCACCTCTAAAGAAATAGTATGAACCGCCTATTTTCTTTAGAGCTGAGCTCCAGACATTTGTCTTACCAAGTTCTGTTTTAGTAACAGTATCCCTAAGCTTAGATTGTTCTACTACAGGATCAAATTTAGATACGGCAAAATCCCTAGCATCTTTTCCACTAGGAAGAACATATAAGATGCTAAGGTTTTCTTTATTACCAAGGTGTAATATCTTAAGGACTACAGTAAAAGTGACCCCAGCTTGTACACATTTCTGTACAACGATATTTTTATTATTATCTCGTAAGATATCTAATAGAAACCTATGTTCATAGAATTCTATCTTGTCACTCTTATTAGTCTTTAATTTATTCTCCTTTATAAATTGTAAGATTTCATTATTCGGTATCATCTTCCTCAATTATCTCAGCTTCTTTAATTATACCGAAGCTCTTTAATAAATTAAGTTCTTCTTCTTCTTGTTTAACAGGATTCTTTTCTCTATCAGTACCTACATTGCCATGATTATTAAAGGTATTATTCTGTTGGATCTTATTAATTCTAACAGGATTAGTATCTGTCTTAGTAAGAGCTACAAGTTCTTTAACTATCTTATCATCTGTCATATTAAGCCTATCTTTTACTGGAAGTTTCTTAGTAAGTGTACCAAATAAAAGATCTATAAGATCTTTCTGAACTCTAACCTTATCTACGCATAACTTATTATACATTACCTGTAGATGCCTATTAAGTTTATTGATGAAATGAGCATGATTCATAGTATAAATCACCACATGCTCTTTAACCCCTGCGGCTTTAGCTATTTCCTCAACTGTCTTACCTTCTAAGGTAAGATCGAATACTATTTTTCTATGAGGACTATCATTGAACCATATAGATTCTGTTACTTTAGGTTTTATATTGAGGTCAGCCATAGCCGTTTCAAAGTATGATGAATATCTTCAATTACTATTACACCACAGATTATGATAATAAACTTAAGCCAACTATTAACTGGCAACATCGAAGACAAGATAATAAAGCACAGAAACCCTATGAATAATCCTATAGAAAATTTACTATAGTTATTCTTATTAATTGTTTTTTCTTGTTCAACAGTAGGTTGAATTACTTTTACTTTATTCATACTTATATTATAACTATAAGTAAACATTTCTGTCAAAGCAAAGCAACAAAAAAAGGACGGCTATTCACCGTCCTCTATAATTTCTATTATCTCTTCTTCTGAATCCATTTCATGATCTAATAACTCTTCGTGAGATACCCAATCGAGATCATCAAACTTTTCTTCAGCTTCTTCTTTAGATTCAGCTTCCACTATGTATGCAGTAACTACTTTAGCTACTGTAATAACTTTATACTTCATCTTGTTTCTGTACTTCAGTTATCTTAGTCTCGCCTTCTTCAACTGCATCACGCTCTTCATTCCAAAACATTGCAATAGCCTGCTCTTCTGAATCAGCTTCTATAATATCATAGGCATGCTTTACATAAAATATTTTATACTTCATCTCTACTAAATATCATCAAGGAATTATTTCCATTAGATGTGATCTTAATATCATAATAAGACCAGCCTTCTTCTGCCATCTTATCAGATAGTTCTTTTAATTTGTTTTCGAATTCAGAATCATTCCATCCTGATTCTAATCTTTTAAATGTATACTTCATATTCTTTCATAATTAAAATTGATATGTTCATAGTTTTTTATAACCAATATAATAATGATCTTTCTCCATATACATACATATAAAACTACCAGCAATATAATACCAATTAGATGTATATACACCTACGAATAACCAAAGTAACCCATTGAATATTAGTAATGCATCTAGAAATCCTTTGTTATTCATGGTTATATACAGCTTAGAACAGCTAGGTATGTTATATTTGTCATATTATCAGACACTCTTCCATATTTATTATAATATGCAGACTCAGCTAATATGCCACTAGATCCTAGTACATTGTATATATACTTATAGGTATATAAACATTGATCATAACTAGTATTTCCTGACTTAGTACATCCATCCATATAGCCTTCCTTAAATACTATAACAAGATCTTCATCCATATTAATTGGTAAAGATTCTTTAGGGGTACTTACTCTTACTTCACTCTTCTCTTCAATCTTAGGTGTTTCTATTTTTTGATTAGTCGTTGTATCTTTATTAGGATTAATTGATAAAATTATTAATCCTGTTAAAAACATAAAACCAAATAATACTAGTATACCTATTAATATTTTAGTTAAAAAATTCATTTGTTTATTTATTATATTTAATTATATTAGCATCTTGATTTCTTTCTATTAATCTCCATAACATATGGTTAGTTATGTGTTTAATAAAACGAATCTTATCAAGCTTCTCCTTACAATCAACTAAACTAACATAACATGAGTAGTTAAATGAACATATAAGCTTTGGTTCACTAACATCAAACCTAGTACTACCAGTTATGTTTTTATAATATAAAGATATAGACTTATTGTTTAACTCAAAAGTAAATTCTTTTCTCTTGATTAAAGCTTCAAAGTATTCACTTAATGTTTCTCTTATCTGTGCATGAGTTTCATCTTCTTTCTCTTCAACAACAGATAAGAATCTTTCATCTTCACTTAATAAGATCTCTCTTTTGTTTGTTTTTATTTTATATACCATAAGTTTAAATACGAAGACATCTTCGTTTATTCTTTATTATTACTTTCAATAAGCATATCAAGATAATGTCTAGCTTTCTTTAAGTCTTCTAGACCATTCTTATCTTTATACCTACAAACATACTTAATTATGTTACCTTCTATAAATCCTAACCCATTCTTGATTATAAATTCAATAGGCTGTATCACCATCTTCTTGTAGTGATCTCCACCTTCTTGTTTATTCAACACACTCTTGTCCATTGATTAAGTAATTCTTTAAGAATTTAAATGTTTTAAGTTCTTCTAATACGACCTTTCTTAAATTATTATATTTGCTAGCCTTCACTTCATATGCTTCATACAAAGGAATAGCTCTATTCCAATAATGATGGTTAACAAATATAGGTTCAGCTGTTAATCTTATGGAAGTTTCACGAGTATCGTCACCAATACATATTCTTTCTGTAATAAATGTAGGTCTATTAACATCCTTATCTATTACTACATCAAGTATTTTATATAGAGTAAGTTCAGAATTTCCACACCTATAACACATTCCAATAAAACTTTTTAACTTAGGTACAATTACTTGAGTAACTTCTTCTTTCTCTATATCAAATATTTGTCCTCTTAACTTATTGATCTTTTTTTCTATCTTTTCTATTTTTTCTTTGTTGTTCATCGTTAATTTTTTCTATAGCTTGTGTATAATAAAACTCCATAAGATATGCAAAGACCTCATCAGATGTAATATCTTTATTATCCATACCTTTTCCATATGTAATGTATCTGACTAAATGACTAAGTTCATGTACAAGTATACCATTTGATTTTATATCATTATCATATTTATATATTATGATACCACAAGCCATAAGATTATCTGCCTTTCTTTTTGATAAGAAGAATAATCCAGCAGCATTTTCTAATGGCTTTACAGTGGTGAATCCTATCTTCTTTAAATAGTCATTAAGTTCTTTATGTGAGTAATTAAGAAAAATCATAACAGAACTTCTAAAAGTTCCATCTATTATTTCTATTTATTTCATGATTTATAATTCTCTTAATAATAAATAAGATGATATAGATTCGTCTAGTAAATTATTAATCTGCTTGTCTAAGTCGACTATTTCTTTAGCTGGTCCTTGAGATAATAATGTTAATACATTCTTATCTGGTTTATTAAAATCTTTATATAAGTTCTTATCATCATTAATAGCATATATATTTTTATTATAATAGAACTTTAATAAATCACAATGCTTATGGTAATGAAACATTTTAGTATCATTTTCATTACATGTTGTATTGAATTCTTCTATTAATCTATTAATTTTTTCAATAAGAAATAATAAATTAATTACAGCTTCATAGATATCATCTCGTCTCTTTGGAATATCTTTAAGTCTATTGATATCTATATATATCATTGGTGTATTTCCATTTGTCCATTGTCCAACAATAAATAAATTATGATTTATAAATCCTTTAAATTCATTTAAAACAATCCATTTATTATTACCAATAATTAATCCATTCTTAGAACTTAAAGAAACACCACCACCTATCTTTTTTCTAAAACTTTTATTAATAGAAAGTAAAGAAAATAAATAATTTATTCTACCACCTCTATTGAATTTTTCTAATTTACATTGATCCATATCTTATATTTATTTTTACCATACTTAATCGCCTTTGCTTTAAATGTCATAGGTAATTTAATGTTATATCTTTTAAAGAAATTATATACATATATCTTTCTAGAGTTATGATCTCTATGTATTTTTTCTCCACCTCTATTAAAGTTTATATATAAATAACCTTCTCTAAGTGAAAACTTAGCGAAATAAAATTCCTCTAAGCCTTCACTTATTACAAAACTAGAAGGTATATACATATAAAGGTTACTATGTATAGTTAACTCCATATTATAATGCAATCATTAAGTTATATGGAGAAGCAAAAGTATTAAATTTAGTTACGAATTTATTATAATCTTTATTGAACTTAGTAATATCTTTCTTAAGTTTAATAGGGTCAATTGAATTAATATCTATTTCATTATTCAATTGAAATTTCTTTAAACTTTGAAGATAACTTATTACTGTTTCCTTAGCCTCATTTATTATATCTAATGATCTAAGTAACTCAGAATATTCTTCCATAAATTTAAGACACTTCTTAAATGTAGGCTTATCAAAAGCAATTGATTCTAATAAATTCAAATCAAGAACAACATCACAACTATCTAATGTGACTATGTTATTCTTAATATATACACTTGCTCCAAATAAATTCTTTACTTCTTGATTGTCGACTAAGAACTTACCGTCCTTAAAAATCATATCAACACTTTGAGATGTTATAGTACAATTAACTTCTTTATCCTTGTCACATATACATCCAAAGACATCTCTAAAGAACTTATCATTATTAGTATGATCAACCTTAGTAAGTTTCTTAATGAAGTCAAACTTCTTATGAACTCTTTTATATTCTTGATTGATCTGATCTTTAATACTACTAGCTAAATTATCTATTACCTTTGGCATGGTTATATTTTTCTTTAAGTTTATTATACTTTTGTTTTAACTTCCTATATCTTACTTGCCATATAATACTCTCGTTCTCATCGTATAATTCGTGGCATGTTTTACATAATACAATTCCATTACGGACATCATACCTTAAGTGTTCATACTTATGCCACTTAAAGATATGATGTACTTGGAGCTTGGCACCTTTCTTCCAAGCTCCACAATGTTGGCATCTATATCCATCACGTTTAAGCACCTTCTTTCTCCACTCTTTGTACTCCTTCGTGAGTCTCTCCTGCATGTAATCCTCTAATTAATTCTTCTTTATTAATAACATCAGACAATATCATTCCTATTTCTTCTACTGAACATCCATATGGCTCATCCATTAAAGCTCTAACAGTATCAATTAATATTTCTTTAGCTTTTTCTTTTATGATTGTATTTACTTCGTTACTCATAATTGATTAATTAATTTATATTTTTCATTATCTTGTATAGACTTAACAGCTAATACTTGCAATAAAAGATTATCTTGTTTCAATATAGCAATACCTTCTTTCAATGTGTCCACTACATTATTTTCATTCCATAGTTTGTGGTACTCATATAAGTCTTTAAGAAAATATACTGCAGAAAAATAAAGCATCTTATTATATCTAAATGAATCTTGTAGTTGAATATTATAACTATCGAATATTAAATGAAGCTCATTAATCTTATAGAATTTATTATTAATATATTTTTTATCATAATAAATATCTTGTGTTAATATGCTAGCTATCATATCAACCACCTCTTGCTGTATTGAATTAGTTACTTTAATATTCTGAATATTAAATATATTTTCTTTTAAAGGTATTGGTGATCTCATCCTGTAAGGATATAACGATCCATGTTTTATGGTATATTTCTTTTTACCATGTTCATATATATACCAAACAGGATCTATCTTATTACTTAATATTAATAAGTTTTCTAAATGATTAGTAATTATATTGAACAACTTATAATTTTGTTCAATTATCTTATTTGCTATACTGACAAGGCCTTCATGTAAGATAACTTTATTTGATAAATCTACATAATACTCACGCTTAGCTGCATGTTTATCTATCTTGTTGAACTCTTCTTCTAATTCAACGAATTGTTTTATTACATTAAATGTACTCATATATCTTTAAGTAATCTTAATGGATCATTAATATCTTTAACCTCTTTAAATAATGTTTCAAAATCTTTTTTATTTTTCTTCTTCTTTTCTTCAGCGTCTTCTAATCCTTTTATTACCATATCAAAATTCTTAATAAGATATATATAAGAAGAATCATTCTCTTCTAATAAATGTTTAAAAGTTTCTAAGTACTTCTTAGAATCTAATCCATATTCTTTCTTATCTACAATTGTAATAAGATTAGTAATCGCTCTATCTTTGATAAACACTTCTCCATCAAAATTAATAGATAATTCGCCATAAGAATATCTAACCCTATTAAGTTCAGCAAACTTTCTAACAAACTCTATGAACATCTTAGCTTTATCTATATCAATATTAGATAGCGATAATAAGTCGACCTTTATATCACTAGTTTCATTCGAATATCTTTGAGGTAATACTAATTTATTACCATCTACTGCTATACCACTTAATCCATTTCGTCCATTCAATCTTCCATATGAACAATTAGGATAATAAAAATCTTCATATGGATATCTCCAAGTCATATCATTATCACCATACTTACCGTCCTTATATATTTCATATCTAGAGGTCTTAAGCTTTGGTAATGTTGATAACAAAAAGATAAGTTCTTCACTTGTATTGACAGAGAGTTCAGTTAAATCTTTAAAGCAAGTAGGATAATTTTTCTTTATATCTTTATAGATCTCTATCTTTCTTTTAAGATACTCTGTCTTTAATTCTTTTATCTTCTTAAAATTATTAAATAGCTTCAAATAGTTCATCTAATTGTACAAATTTTCTAAGCCTTGTTTCTATATCTACTAACTGTAAATGAATTTGATCAGAAGCTTTAATGAACTTATCTATTATATCCTTTTCGTATTTAGTAAGAATCAATCCTTGAGAATTTCTTTCCTGTTTATCACCAATATAGTCACCAATATTTATTGATCCAATAACTTCATTCTCTCTATAAATAATAAGTTCACATTTTTTCAAATCATCAGATCTATGATGATCTACATTATAATCAATATCTACAGCTAATGATTCTTTCTCATGTAAGACACTATAATACTCTTTAAGAATATTAAATAACTCTAAACATAATTCCTTATTAACATGTTTATGAGTAAGTATCTTATCAAGATCAAAGCAGTGATATCTATTTATTAAACAGTTTTTATTATTAACCCCAAAGAATTCAAAGAACCGAATATGATAACTAGATCCAGAAAAATAGATAGATTTATTCTTATGTTTTCTATTATAAGTTAAAGAACCATATCTTGAATTACTGTTATTTATCTTTATATTGGTACTTTTAAATCCACTAAGATAATAAAAACCTTTCTGTAATAAATTTTCTATACTGTTTATTGTATCATCCATATTATTTCATATTAACTAATCTTCCGAATGGAATATTAACATCCTTAGTACTGGTGATCCAATAAGTAGGATACATAGGCTTCTTATCTGGAAAATCACCATATAAATCAGTGAAGTAAATCAAACAATCAAGTCTTATATTATTCTTTTCTATCCAATTAAAGACAGGTTTGAATGATGTTCCTCCACCACCTTTAAGTTTTATTCCCATTAACTTATTCTTAGTCCTAGTATCAATCACAAATGGTTCAGTAAGACTAGTATCACAACACATGATATACATCTTGATAGATTTGAATTGCTGACTTAATCCCCATATCTCACCCAATGTTTGTTTGAGGTCATCATCACTCATACTGCCTGAAGTATCTATACATATAGCACATGTCAAACCTCTTACTTTATTCTTACTGGCAAAGTAATAAGGCAACATTCTCTTACATGGTTTCTTCCATGACTTATTAGTAGAAATTAACTTAAGTCTTTGTGTAATAATTTGATTCCATGTAAGTTGTGGTGTTGCTAACTCACTTAGTTCTCTAAGAATTCCTGCTGGTAATTTTCCTTGATTCTTACATGTCTCATTAGCAACATTAACTCTTTCAGCCCAATCAGTAGCAGCATTAATATCGCTCGGATTACTTCCTTGCATTGGAATAAATGTATCTAATCCAATTGCATTTATCTCTTCTTCAGATAAGTTCTTTTGAAGCAACTCCTTATAGATCTCTTCAGAAGTCTTCATATCTATATTATTAATAACAGCTTTACCAAAGTTAAACTTATTACCATAAGCCACACAACATTGTTTAGGTAATTTAAACCCTTGTTGGTTGAAGATAATCTCTTCATTAATCTTCAAATCACTAGCTATATTAAATAGCTTAGGATGTTTAAATCCTAACCTAGTAAGATGTTGAAAAGCTAGATGAAGAATCTCATGGCATATGACACCACCTAATTCTTCGTCTGTAAGTCCATCAACAAACTTCTTGCTGAAATAGATATTACCTTTAATATCTACAGCCATAGTCTGCATCGGTTCATCTTCTGGCAATTCAGAGAATGTGAGATAAGAAGCTAACTGTCCAAACCATGGCTGCCTTAACATCAGTATAGTTTTGATTTTTGTTAGTCGTTCTTGTAGTGTCATCTTATTGATTAATTATTTTTAATAAGTCTCTTAAGCTTTCTTGAACTTCTTTACTATTGCTTAATGATGTCATAAACTTTCTTTCATCTGAAGTCTTTAACATTCTTAAGAATGCAATCTTCATCTCAGGTGATAATTCATTAATAACATCTACTACTAATTTGTCATCAATCATATAAGATTTTTTACCAATAGTATACTTATGCTTATTCTTCCATCTCATAGTAATCTCAGTAGTAATTGCATAAGTAAGACTAAGTCTATCCTTATCTCCATTGATCAATTGAAAAGCTTTCTTAGTATCTGTATAAATCATATTCCAATTAATCTTTCCAGTTGTCTTAACAAAAGCTACGAAACTTCCACTTATTCCAGCACCGACACAACTAGTAACTATATTACCAATTAAAGATATGTCACTATCAGAGTTGCTTAATTTACTTATAAGCTTACTAACTCTTTCCCATTGTGATGGAAATGGATTTGCTTTAGCAACCAATAGATGATCGCCCCACTTTGATGGAAAGAAATCAGTAGTATGTTCTGATAAATAAGCAATCACTCTTGAATCTTGTCCAGTCTGAATGAAGTAATTAAGTATCTCATCAGATGATGGTGATACTTCTACATGACTGAATCTTCTAAGTAATGCCAATGGTAATGGAGTAGTGTTGCAGTAATCATCTTCTGTATTACTTGCAGCTACTCTCCAAAAAGCATCCTTACCAAAGTCAGGATCATTAGGATCTGTAATCTTTAGACAAGCTAAGTTACCATAAGCACCTTCAAGAATAATTTGATAAGCAGCTTTAATAGTTGTCTCATCACCATTGTTCAGTTCATCAAAGAATAAGATTCCTCTAGCACCTTCAATCCTAGGCAATTCTTCTGTTGGTATAAATCTAGTTACTTCATGTTCACCAACAACAGATATAACAGGCATACCTCTTAAATCTGGACTATCCATCTGACTAAGAGTAATGATTCTACAAGTAAAATATCCAGGACCGAATACATCTTCTGAATATTTCAATCCTAATTCTTCAGCTTTCTTCTTAGCAAACTGTCTAATGATACTAGACTTAGCAGTACTAGGCTTACCCCATAGATATAAAGACTCTCTGTTATCATGGAAAACTTCCATCATCTTCTTAAGTGTTGTTAGGTTAACAGTATTTAATTTGATTGTATCGTTACTCATTTTAATTTAATTAATTTATTACATGCATTACATTTTTCATGTTTGAAAGTATATACATCATACTTATATGACGATAGTGGCATCACTATTTCTTGACTGTATTTACAATTAGGACATAACACATTGAATTCTATCCAAAATGTTTTTAATGAACTACCAACAAGTCCTTTATACTTTTTTCTCTCACAAAATGTAATGTTATTTACTTCGTTATTCTTTATTAATCGTTCTATCAAGAATAATATTTCATTCTTATTAGAACTAAATAATATTTCTGTAGTAAGTTCACTATAATTAAGGAACTTATCTAAATATTTTTCTAACCTGTCCATACTATAATTCGTACATCAGATTCAATACACCTAAGTCTACTATAGGTAAACTTTCATCTTGTTTTATCGGTATATAAAGATATCCATATATACTATCTTTATATACCTTGATAGTATATGAATCTAAATTTCTTTTCTGCCATATATCTATTACCTTAAGTAAAGCTTGTGGAGTGTTTCTTTTTTGAATACTGTTAAAAACAGTGGTACTCATTCTATGAGAAACTATATTGAAATCTGCATTAGATATTCTAAAGTTCATTGAACAAAACAACCTGTTTATAACCAGGCCATTCATAATATTTCATAATAGATTCTACTTCACTTACTCTAACTTTATCTTCAACTATAGATACAAAGAAATAATTTACATTGATATATCTAGGAGTATTAACTATCCTAAGTATATCTTTAGGTAGTAAGTTATAAAATCTATTACCTTTAAACAATCTACCTTTTTTTATTTCTTTCTTTAGCATGAAGATAAGATCTTCTCGTGATATCTTATAAGTCATGTATTAACATAGCTTGTTCATAACCAGGCCAATCATAATAATATATTTTACTAAGAGAATGTAATCTTATATCTAGATACCCTTCATAATTTGTTGAAAGTGAAATATTAAAACTATCTCTTTCACTCTCACTTATCTTACTATGAATTAATTTACATCGACCATGTATTGATGCAGGTAATTTTTTAGCAAGAAGATTGTCTAACAATTCAAAGAGATCTATCTTACTAATACGATATAACATACTATTTCCAGTCTATATCTACATTGAAATTAATTAATCCTACCTTCTCTAATACCAATAATGATATTATATAATGAATCTTAACAGCTTCTTCATGTGGCTCTTGAGCTATCTTAGCTATATAAGTAAGACCCATACGAGATAACACTTCTCTGTAATCGTCTTTCATTCCCTTGATTCTTTCAGCCATCTTTTGAAAATCTTCTTCTGTTAAATCTCTGATAGCTTTATCTAATTCTTCTCTTGTCATTATTTAATATTACATTTTAGTATCAGGGGGCTACTTACTCGATGAGGATTGACTCGCCTAAGCCAACCAAACCATTGTCTACTCTCATAAGGTCCCCCTGATAATTGATTATTTATTGTCGACCTCCCTCGGAAAGAGGGGGGAGGGAGACAATAGAAAACTTCTTACCAGTTTCTTCTTCTATCTTATTCATAAGATCAAAGACTTCAGATATTTCAACGATACTTTCCTCATTATTCTTCTTAAGGACATACTTATCCTTATCTTGTGTAAGCGTATAAGTAATATCTTCAGTCTTAATCTGTAGACTATTCATATTCTAGAATAAGATCAGCTTCTTGTAACACATTCCTGTTAATGAAAAACTTATATATGCAACAGTTCTTTCTCTTTGAAGCAAACTCAATAGCCTTGAACTTATTATCAAACTCTTTGATACTAGAATAGTTTTCATATCCATTCATCGCTGCCTCTAATGGATACACTACATATACTTGTTTTGTCATTTATATATTACTTAAAATTTTTAATAATTTTCTCTACCGCATTAAGGATTTTCTTATTGTTTTGCACTACATACTTCTTAGCATCAGACTCCGATAAAAAAATTTCATCAGAGTCTACCTTAGTCATATACTTCTTTTCTGTAACTACATAATAAGATTCTTTCTTAGCATTTTCTACTCCATTCTTTGCTTGCTTAAAGATCTTGCCTGTAACCTCACCTTCAAAATCTTTAATAGAAGTTACTAATGTAGTAATACCGGCAACATATCCCTTATTTATGATATCTTTTACTTTAGCCTTTTCACTTTCTTTACTTAATCTGTTAAAATCTACAATGAATACTTCTTGTCCTAATTTAATTTTTGTCATATGTTTTTTTAAAATTGATACCACCTTTATTTTTAATGGCATCTATTAAATCTAACTGTTTATCTTCCTTAACCGTTAATAATTCCTTTACTTCTTCTTGTGTAGGTTTGTACTCATCTCTATATTCATCTGGGAGATGTTGACCTATACGCGTTAATGCTTCTTGTAACCATAGCTTAGCATTTCTTAAACTTGATAGAGCTTCAACCACTTCAACTCTAGCAAGATAACAGTTACTATCACCAGGATCATCAAGACCTTCACGCCAAACAAAAGGTTCTAAATCTTTAATACATTTATCTATGTTAACCCTTTGTTGTTTGATTTCATCGGGTGTTAAGAATCTGAAATCCATAAATTAATTATAACATACCTTCATATTGTTTCCAATATTCAGGGAATGCATCTTTAAGTTTCTTAAAATTATTTTCATCTGCTCTATAAAAACATAAGGCTAAAGCTTTGACAAAACTTCCACCATATTGTTCCATAGCAATGATTACTTTTACTTCATGTTCTGTCATGCAAATGTTTTTTTAAGAGCATCTTCTGAATCAATGTCATCATTAATACATTCAACCAGAAGCTTCTCATTAAGTTTCTTTATATTTCTAGCTATCATTTTTCTAGCTGCTGAAAGAATAATATTCTTTATTCTTCCACCATTAATCTCGAACTTTCCTATCTTATTCCAATCTATTTTTTCACAAGGAAATTTCTTAGGGATATGTCTTTGCCATATCTTTATTCTTCCTTGTTCATCTGGATCTGGAAACTCTAGGATAAGATCAATCCTTCTAGCTACAGCTTTGTCTAATGATATACCTTTATTAGTAGTAAGAATAACTATACCGTTATGTCTTTCTAATTCAATAAGAAATTGATTAGTAAGTTTATTCTCGTGTGTTTGATTACGAGAATCAGCTCTACTATTTAAGAAACTATCAGCTTCATCTATGACAACTACTTTACTTCTATTAGAATTAAGTAAGTTATTAAGATTCTTTTCTGACTCGCCAACATATTTACTTTCTAATGTGGCTGAACTAACTAACTCACACTTGTAACCTAAATATTCTGCAATCAATTCACCGCAATAAGTCTTACCTGTACCAGACTTACCAGTAAATAATATATTAACACCTTTACCCTTCTTGATTGTCTCACCAAATCCCCACTCTTTAAATAACTTATCGTGATATTTAATCTGGGATATTGTTTCGATAATCTTTTCTTCATAACCTTCAGGTAATACTATTTTTTCAAAAGCCTTACTATCTTTGATTACCTTAGATTCAGTTTCGTCAAATTCATCTTTATCTATTTCTAACTTCCAGTTATCAGGACTACCTAATAATACAATAAATTCAGGAGGAATATTATTTTCCTCCATAGCCTTCTTCATTATTGTAATCTTTACGAAATTCTCTTCTTCAAACTCTTCATCTGAGATTTTATAATTCGTAAAGGTTATCTTACGATCTGTTGCATTATTTATTAATCTACCAGTTATTGAATGCATTTTAGTCTACAATTAATTATAACTTTTTAAGTAGTTGCCACGCTCCTAAGTTTTCAAGAAACCTCTCTATAGAGATAACCTTAATTCTACTTGCCTCTGAAGTATCAAAATTTATTCGTTCATCTTTATTGAGATTATATACGATATAAATCTTTTTATAACGATCTAGATAATATCTTATATCACCAATATTATAAATACAACTTACTCTATGTTTACGAAATGCTCTAAGTACTTTTACTCCTTGTGAGTATTTAGTTATCTTGATCTGAAACATATCATCACGATATTGTCCTTTAAATTTCCATTCTTCCAACGAATATATCTTTGTTACTTTCATTTAAGTATATTAATTACTTCTTTAAATGTAAGGTTATCTCTCTTCATTAAGAAAGCTATTACATCTCCATGCCAACCACAAGAAAAGCAATGGAAGTATTTCTTCTTCTCATTCCATTTCATTGAAGGAGTCTTATCTACATGGAAAGGACAAGCAATGAAACCTCTTGCGTCTAATTTGACGATTGTATTTATATCAAGAGTTTCTTTTATAGTCCTTACATCTATAGATACTATGTCTTTCTTAAGATCTAATTTGCGTAATTGTAATTCGAGCTGCTTTATTATGGCCTCGTTCTCTCTTACGCATCTTAAACTTAGAATAGCTTCCCTAAACCAGAAAGGTTTATTGTTCTTTCTTAATTCAGAATCATTAAGATAAGCTCTATTAACTAAATATCTTGTGTGTTTTAATGTATCTAATAAATAAGTTCTTCTTACTTCGATACCTTCTACACCCATTTCTTCTACAAATTTCTTATCTTGATTCCTTAAGTCTATTAAATATTTCTGATATATTTCATCATCCATTATAATGATCTCGTGCTAACCTTCTAGCTAATACTTCAGCTTGTATAAAACTATCTGCATAGAATGGTTCCCACCAATCAGACTTATTATTTGTAATATCGACCTTATCCAAGCTCTCATATCTTTTTATTACAATATTATTGTTCTTATCTATATAAGTATAATAATTAACATTATAATCACAATAAGGACAATAACTTATGGCGTTTCTTTCCCATGTTTCGCCACACTGTGGACAATCTATCAACATATTAATGAAAGATTATAAATTTTAATAATGCTATCGCTAATAAAAACTCTACAAAACCATTCATATTATTTTAATTAATTTAATTAACGGAGAGCCTCCTCCCTCACGAAGAGGGGGGAGGAGGAACGAAGTTAAATTTCACATAAGAATAGTTTAGTCTTAAAAGATTTAAAACATAACGGTCTATAGTCGCCTTTCTCTAGACATTTCAAAAATTCACAAGTAGCAATTACAATCTTATTATTCTTATATCTAAAATAGATATACCAATTACGATTAACTATACTTCTAATAGCACTAGAACTAATAGTAGAATAATATCTAGATAAGATCTTAATAACTTGTTTTCTATTATCGTCTTTTATCTTAGTTACATAGATCATATCTTTATATTCCTTTTTTATAATGTTTAATCTTAGTTATTAAATCGTTACCAAACGCCACAAAATCAATTCTAAGAGGTTTTTATTTCAGAGTTAAGTAAATACTCATCTATTGTATATTTACCCATAGTATGAACAGTATGAAACCTATGATAGAAGCTATGTTTATATGAAATGTTTCATTCCTAATAGTAATATTGATAAGCATAAAGAATATGCTTACGATTAACAATAATTTATTAGTCATCTTAGTATGTTTCTATTAGCTTCTCTAATAACTCTTTAGCTAAACTCTTAGCTCCTGTATTCACACCATCTTCAAAGGCTTTGTCATATTCTTCACTATGTTTGATAGATGATTTATAATACTTCTCAATCGATTCATCTATCTGTTGCTTACATGTATGAGGAATATCATAACAGAGCTGACTAAGTTGATGATTGATATACCATTCATCCTTAGCTCTTTCTAGATTCCTAACTATAGTTGGTAGATTGTCACGATCTTTATAGAATACAAAAGCAAATTTTATGAGAGCTTCATATAATCTTCTAGGTTTGTTATCTAATTCATCAAGCATACATATCAAACCTTCTATTGCTTCTATTTCTTTCTTATTAAATTTTTTCATATGTTTATACACGAAGATATCTTCGTTTATATAATTAATAATAATGCTTTGTTAAGCATTTCTTCTTTTGATATAGCTTTACCTCCTTGCTCTTTTAAGAATAAAAGATTATTTATATGTTTCCAATAAATACCATAGACATCTTTAAAGCTAGTATCTAAAACGATAATATGTTCCATTGCTTCTGATATAGTTACTCTATCAAAATAACTTTTATTCTTATATGAAATACCAAGAAAGTATTTAAAGTCTAAAAAATCTTTATAACTTTTTAATTTATAATAATATATCATAATGATAATATGACAAGTTTACCAAGCATATCATCTTTAGAAATCTTCATTGAATTTTCTTTAGTATAGTTAAGTTGATTTATATCAGCACACCAATATAAATCATCTATAGTATTAAAATTCTCATTTATTAATACTATAGAATCTTTTATATTATCTTCATCTATTTCAGTAACGAATGAAGGATAGTAAGCCATT